AGAGGGTAAGAAGTTAAGACATGGTTGTTTAGAGGGGCCAGAACACGGAGTTTACTTTAGGGGTAAGTCTTCAGACAGCATTATAGAATGTCCTGAATACTGGATGGGTCTAGTTGAAGAGGATTCTGTAACGGTACAGCTTACAGCTATTGGCCCCAATCAGAACATATATGTAGATCACATAGACGAAGATGGTAATATCCATGTTGGAAGTAACACTGATGAGCCTTTGAACTACTATTACACTGTAAATGGTGAGCGAAAAGGGGATAAAGTAGTCGTTGTAGAAGACGCATAAAGTTACAAAAATCACTTGAATCTTAACGTATTCTACCTATTCTGTCGGTATGGCCGAAGAAACAGTTAAAATTGAAATTCCGACACAATTCGTACAAGTTATTTATCAAGCACTAGACCTCGCTACAAAACAAGTAGGGTTGAATGGTGCTGAAGCTCTTGTCGTAGTTGCCAAGGAAATCGCTAAACAAACTGGAGAACAACCTCCTGCACCAGCAGAGGCTCCAGCCACAGAAACTACTGAAGAAAGCTCAGAATAATGCCTGATTTAGACTTATCTGAAGAAGAGTTTAAGCCACATTGGATGTTTAATCCTGTCCCTGAAGCGGATGGAATTAACGAGGGAAAGAACGATACACGCACTGCCATCTCTTATGAGGACTATAAAGGCTTGAGAGCCAAGGGGTGGGAGACAGTGAGTGATGTGGCAGACAGCCACACAAATGACCCTGATCCAGAGGCAGAGCCTGATCCAGAGCCTGATCCAGAGCCTGATCCAGAGCCTGATCCAGAGCCTGATCCAGAGGTGGATTCTGAATAATTATGTGGTATATTGCTCCTTTATGAGCAATAGCGAAATAGTAGCTAAAGGAGTTACAGGAGTGACTGGCTCTTTAATAGCAGTCACGATTCCGTATGCGGAAGTTATCCAATGGGGTATTCAAGTCGTTGGAGGACTCTTAGGTATTACGGTAGCTATAATCACTTTATACAATTTAATTAAGAAAAAGAAATGAACAAACAAGCAATATTAGGAATCATACGTCATATCCTTACATTCGGTGGGGGATTCATGACTCAGAATGGGTTAGCTTCTGGTGAAGAAATTACTACTGGTGTGTCTGCTGCGGTTACTTTAGTAGGCGTTATTTGGTCTATACTGTCTAAAAAGAAGTGAGGCATTTTTTCCGCATAATTGTATTAGCGTTAGAAGCTTATGTGAACTACACTAAAGGCAAACAACGCAGATACCTTTATGACTTGGAAGATAAAATTGATAAGCTTGCTGCTGATGGTAGCCCTGCTGCCAAGCTGCAACTTGAGCGACTTAGCGGGCGACTCCAGCTTGAACGAAAGCGCAATATATGATCCCCCCACAATTAGCCTTATAAAAGGCTACGATTACCCTTTTGTAGAGGGTAATCTCATGGGCAGGGGGCAGAAGTTCCATAGTGATTTTTCGTACAGGCGTGCTATAATTATAGGTAATGATAGCAATCTGCGTGGGACACAGCCGACCAAATGATTCAGGTGCAGCATCTGTAACTGGAGTCACTGAATGGGATTACAATTCGGAACTTGCCGATATGATTGGCAAGGAACTAAAACAACCGTATAAGATTTACCACACTTATAAAGGTGGGAGTTATGTCACTGCTATGCGGTGGTTAGCTCGTAAACTCGATGAAGATCGTGTAGATACGGCTATTGAATTACACTTCAATGCAGCAACACCCAAAGCAACAGGACATGAATGGTTACACTGGCATACTTCTGAGAAAGGAAGATTACTTGCCCGTACTCTAAGGGATTCTTTTGAAGACTCTTTCCCTCTGTTTAGGAGTAGAGGAATTAAACCACGTAAAAAAGGCAGTAGAGGAGCTTACTTTCTACGGGCTACATCAATGCCAGCCTGTATCGCAGAACCCTTTTTTGGGACTAATGAAGAAGATTGGGATTTAGCTGTAAATAGTAAACAAGGAATGGCCTCTGCTATGGCAGGAGGTATTACATTATACTCGGAGCTTGTGGAAAGGTGGTAATGTGGAACTTCCAAAGACAGTTTCTATTGCTGGCAGACGAGTAAAACTTGCCTTAGTTCCTTTTAATGGGGATAGCCCTGACTACGGATTATATCTACATGACAAGAAAACTATTGAGATAAATAAAAACCTTAAAGGTAAAGCTCTCATACACACCATCAGACATGAAATGATGGAAGCTAGTTTATTACTGAGTGGTGTAGGGTGGTTAGAGAACTATGATCAAGAGGCTATTGTCCGTTGCATGGAGGAGATATTCTTCCCTGCATGGGAAAATTTTTTAAAGAAATATAACAATGAGTGAACAAAACAAACAACCTGATTATTATTCATATATAAAAGCCAACGAGGGTCTTAAATTAAAGAGGTACTTAGATTCAGAAGACAATCCAACCATTGGTATTGGGCATCTGATAAAAAAAGGCGAGAACCTAACTAAAATAACAGAAAGTAAAGCAAAAGAACTTTTTGATGTAGATGTCCAAGAAAAAATAAATTATGTTAGGAATGATATAGACAAGGATTTAGGTAAAGGGACTTTTGATTCTTATCCTAATGATGTTAAGATCTCGTTAGTAGATTTAGATTTTAGAGGTGATTACAGACAATCACCTAAAGCTGTAGGCTTATTCAAACAAGGTAAGTATTATGCTGCTGCTGAAGAACTTCTTAACAACGATGATTATAGACAGTCCCAAAAACAAGGTACTGGAATTGCTCCAAGAATGGAGCGGAACGCTCAATCTTGGGTTGATTTAGGGAATGCTAAATCCCTAAATACAAGCTTCAAAGAAGCTGTTGAAGAGAGGATTAAACTTCTCAATGAGAAAAAATAAAAAATTTTTTACGGTTGATGGTGACTTTGTTATCTATAAACCGTCGAGCGAAGACTTAGTCCTTGCTCATAAACGCTCTTGTAAATTGGGAGTGTTACCTAACTCATTTACTCAGGGTTTAGGGCGTATGGCAGGATACTTAGGCGAAATAGCTGTACAAAAATATTTGAAGAGGAGTAAGTACGTAGGTGATTCTGTGTATACACATGACATTGAATACAAGAAAAGAAAGATAGAAGTTAAATCAAAATCTTGTGCAACTCCTCCAAAGTCTCATTACTCTGCTTCTGTTAATTGCAAGAAGCAGTTCATGCCAGACAACGATGTTTATTTTTTCACTAGAGTACGTAAGGACTTTATGATTGTTTGGATTGTAGGTTGGTTACCTACTACAAAACTATTGAAGGAAGCTGAGTATAAAAACAGAGGTGATAAAGATACTGATGGTTTTGTGTACAAAACCTCTGGGCTACATATTGATATAGGCGATCTAAAGTCACCTACGTTGTTTCAATAAGTTTCTTCAGGTGTAGATATAAATATAGGATACCCTTCACCTCTTGACCCCGCTACGTTTACCCAAAAATATTCTTCGGCTTCATCAGGTTTCATTTCCTTAGATAGTATTTCTATACATTTTTCTATAGAGTATACAGCCCTTGTGGGGTCTTCATCCAATGCAACTCCGATAAAAGCGTCATCAAGCCCGTCAGGAACTACAACAGCTTCACTTGGAACTACTGTTTCACAGAATTCGTTTATCTCATCTCTAGTCATCAAGATCACTTATATCCCATTTCAGATCTAAATCAATGGAATAAATTTTGTTGTGTTTCTTGTACTGAGAAGTAACTGGTCTGATAGTAGAATCAGCTTTGCAAGCTTCTTCTAACGACTGCATACTGCGACGCATAAACTCTGTATTCACAGTTAAGTTATTTAATGGTTTACCACCATTCAATTCTGTTACAAGGGACATGAAGTCTGTAGCAGATCCTCTCCATACAGTTCTTGTAGAGTCGTATTCTCTAAACTTACGCACAAAAAATTCTACTGTTTCTATTAAAATAGACCTTGTTGAATTAGCAAAAGCAACTTCTTCTATCTCAGGATCAATGAAAGATTTGATACCAAACCTTGAGTCACCCTTTATGTGTTTAGGGACTTTAAATTCGTGTAGTAACCATTGAGCAAAGTATGGAAGTTCTTCAGCTATCTTTGATTCTATAATAGTATTACTGGCTTCTTCGACTCCTAATAGTTTAGCAAAGTTACTTTCTGCCTTATCGGAAATACGTAAGGCTAGTATTTTATCTCTGTTACTAGAGTCCAAAGCAGGTATAACTGACAAACTGGTAGGGTCCATGTTTAAAGACATGATTACTCGACCTGCCCAACTAATAGTTATAGTGTCTTCAAACTTTGCTTGGTACTCAATTCTTGGGTTAGCGGTTGCTTTTTTAATCAACTCAGTGGCTCTACGTTGTTCTGCAAAAGAAGCAGCCGAAGTTGTATCATCAATAACCCAAGCAGCTACTCTACCTAATTCTTTGTTGAACTTACTATCACCACTAAGGTAATCTGAAGCGTCTGCAAATCCACCAAGTAAACCACCAATCAATTTGTTAGATAACAGAGACTTACCTTTGTTTGTTGGTCCTACCAATATAAGTGCGTGTCCTTGTTTAGACTCTTTTTCGTAGACAGCGGAATAGATTCTTTGTAACCACCCATAAAAATAATCGAGAGATTCTTTGTCTTTAAAGAATTGAGTTAGCCATGTATCTATAAACTTCCATTTATTTTTGTCAGCGTCCCCCGCAGGTTGTACTGGTTTAAGTGTACTGGTGTTTAAAATTTTATTTGGTCCTGACTCCACTATTTGTCTTTCATCAAATATGATAGGAGCCACTTCATCTATTCTACTATTTTGTTGGATTATTAAAATAGCGTTTTCTACTTCGGTCAAAGGTTGTCCATTTCTTGTAGTTCTGAAACCTGCTTGTCGCAGTTCTAGTTTAAGTTGATCTTTATCTAAGGTACATGCTTTCCCATTTATAAAAGTGTAGAAAGTCTTACCTGTAAACCAATATTTCCCTACAAGATAATCTAGTTTTGTATTCTCAAACTCGTCTACAAAAGCTTGCCCAAATATTTCTTTCCAAGTTAAGAATCCTTTACCTGCCCTGTCTGAGTAACAGACCATACCATCTAGAGTCACCTGACATCCATCTCTTTCTATACCATCATCTATCCAGAATAATGGTCCTCTATCCCCCACATTAAATCCTGAAGTCCATCTACCTTTGAATTTCTCGTTTTCACGAACTTCTTTTTCAATAACATCTAATGGGATGCTTAAAGAAGTTGGTGCTTGTGGTGGGTTTTTAATACTAGTTTTTATTAATAACTTTGTATAAAAGTCTTTTTCTAATCTTTTCCCAGTAACGTGAATGATCTCACCTAGAAACCAATACTTAGCTGCGTCTAAACAAGATTCATCAAAACCTGCAAACATACGCCTCACTCTTAACTTGTCAGCAAGTGCTTTAACAAAAGCGTTAAACATTCTGTAGTCTATCAGGAGTTTTCCTTCAAACTCCCATATAAGTCTGATACCACCAGAAGGAGTTCTAGTTATAACAGTTGGTGGGAACGGACCGCATTTAGCTAGGACTTCTTCTACTACCTTATCCCAATCAGGGTCAATGTTATCATACTCAACAACGAAGCCATACATTGCTTCTACTTTGTTACCACCCCTTTTAGATATTCTTGTAGAGGCTATTGTCCCTTCATTCAAAGAATAGAATACGTAATCTGTATCTGGGTGGTTCATCCATGCCCTACGTTTTTCTTTATCTGTAAACTTCTTCGGAGTTTTATTAAATGTTGTAAGTGTCTCGCAAGTGTTAGTGTGGTGGTCTGATAGGTTTTTTAAGTATCTATAATGGTGCATGTTATTTTTCGTATTTATCCAGAACTTTACCTTCGGCATCTAGGGGGATATCGGGTAACCACTCTGGTGGGGTTCTCATTTCTTCTATGACAAGATCCAAAGTTTCCTCTGCATCTTCCTCATCCACTTCTATGACAACTTCGTCATGTACGTGGAAAATAATTTCCATCCCTCTATTTTCGAGGCGGGTGAGTATATCAGAAAATATGTCCCTTGCAAGTGCTTGAGATGCATTTTCTGTTAAAAGTCCTCCATAGAGTTTTACAGGAATCTTTTTAGCTCCTTTAGCAATCAAAGCTATGTAGTTCCTCCTACCAAATTGCATAGCAGTTTGTATCTTACCGTAGTCCAAGCTACGTCCAGATGGTAAATCAATACTAAAATTATCCCCTAATGAATACGCTACATGCAACTTTCTTTGTAATTTGTTCCAAAGAGCCACAACTCGTTTCATTTTTGTTCTGTATAACTTTACAGCCTTGACAGCTTCGTCTTCATCCATACCCGATATCAGAGCAAACTTACCTGCTGATACAGAGTAACCACAACCAAGTACCATAGTTTTAACTAGGTGTCTTAGTGAAGGGTCTTCATCTTTTAACACCCCTTTTGATTTATCCCATTTATCAAACCTGATAGCAAAGGCTTCGTAGATATCATCACTCGCTTTTATTTCTTCTAGTGAGTCTTGATCTTCCGCTAACCAACATAAAGTTCTAACTTCAATTTGCGATAAGTCTACGACGACTAACTTCCTACCTTTCTTTGGAGATATCAAACTACGTAAGTTGACTCCAAACATTTCTCCTCTAGGTAGGTTCTGTAAATTTAAGTTACCTCCACTACCACTAAACCTACCTGTATGCGCTCCATGATATAAGATACCTCCGTAGTATCGTTTATCACCCATCGTAGCGTACTCAAAAGCTTCTAACTTTCTTTTAAGTGAGTTGATCCTTCTGTAATCACGTACCGCAGAAATCCATTTATACTTGCCCTCATTTTCTTTTATCCACTTATTAGCGTCTTCATCTGTAAGAGCTAAACTTGCAGGAGGTTCTAGACCTTCTTTTTTACACTCATCATTAAATGCTTGTCTAGACAGTATAGGTCTATCATCAATCCAAGGTATAGAGTTCTCTGCTTCAAAAAGTCTTTCATTGATCGTTACTAAAGATTTTTTAAGTAGATTAGTATTAATTGGAATACCTCTTTGTACACACCTTCTATTCATCAAACTAATATCTCGTTCCATCTGAGGCCAATCACCTTCTAAGTCTTGCCATAGTTTCAGACAAAGTTCTGAGTCCTTGAGAGCATACTCATCAACTTCATCTTGGAACTCTTTAGTCATATCCTCCCATCGTTTACCTGACATGTTATCCCTTGTAGATTTATCGACTTCTAAATTGTATAGGGTGGTGGTAGCCCCTTTCAAAGATCTAGGTAACCCAGAATAGGCTGCTAAGTCTGCGGTACACACCCATTCAGCATATTCATATTTTTTCCACCACCCTTTATCAACTCCATACAAATAAAGTGTTTCATCAAATTGTGCGTTGTGTGATAGGACTCTGTTATTTTCTATAACGCTCCAATCAAATTCTTCTTTGGGACATCCAACAAAGTTAGTCCCCTCATCTCCCACAGCACTAACTCTGTAGGCATCAAAGTCGGTATGGCTGAAGTAGCCTAGTAATCCAAGGAATTTTACCGAACAATCTTTGTCGTAGTAACTTTCAAAATCAATAGCGATTGTATTCATAATTTGCGATGAGTTGCCCACCTACGTGAAAACCTATGACACGTAGGTGGACTCCCCCATTTCGTGTTGCGGAACTCCTACCGCTTACGAGATTTATATTAGTTCAGGCTGAGATGCCTTTAGCTCCTGTAAGGTATCAATCTGAGCTTTAAAAGCCTCAGATGTTGCCGACATCTTTGCATCAGATAATTCGAGTTCTTCTATCTTAGAGAAAAGCTCCTCTCTGATTTTTTGAACTGCTTTAAGTTCTGCTTCAAGATGGTTTAGTTTTTCGTCTATAGTTATATCGCCCATAATTATGCAGGTATAATTCTAGATACGAAATCAACAACTTGTGGATCGGTATCAACCTTAGTTACAGTCATTTGTGGTATGTACCAACTGACTCTGTTAGCTGTAGCTTGATCAGCCTGAAACTTCCAGTGTTTTGCACACAGTGGAGAATCTGGATTCATCGCTTGAAATAGTCCAAGTCTCTTGAACGTATTTCGGTATGCTGCTTTACGTACATGGATTTTACCCATCGCATAAGAGGTTTCTCCTATGGGGAAAGGGAATGCGTCGGCAGCGTCCTCTCCGATATCCTCTGGTTCAGGGATAAGAAGTGTCACATCAGCAAACTCAATCGTACCGAAGTCCGAATCCTCTGCTATTGCTTGTTTCTCATCTGCGGTGTAAGCAACTCTCGCTACTTCGTTTGAACCGAAAGGTACGTTTTCTGCCCACCCTTTTACTGCTGTGATTGGGATAACTGAAAGCGATCCTCCTGTTGGCATAATAGTGTGGGTTCTATTGATAACGAGCGCACCCTCGTCACCATCGATTTCCGAAGATCCTTGTATAACATTGAGTCTTGGAATCTCGATATCTTCTGCTGATATCGCAAGCCTTGGAGCAGCTACTGGAGCTGCGAGTTCTTCTTTTTTAGCTTCTACTAGTTTAGTTTTGGGCATGGTCTTAGTTTTGGTTTTGGTCTTAGTTTTATTTTAGTTTTAAGAAAGGGTAAACCTTTCCTCTGACGTTTCTATAATGCCATTGTTTTCAACAGCGTCAAGAAAAGATCTTGATTTTTCTCCTTTTTCTCCTTTAGGAGCATTATCCCCTACAGCATTAGCTACTTTTTTAAGGGGAATACTAATCAAATTAAGTAAATCTTCTTGTTCTAAATCGTACTCTTTTGCTATCTCTACGAGCTTTATGTTGTCAGTACACTTACGAGTGGCTCCCATAGATCTAAGTTTCAAGTTCTGAAACTCCATCCCATCTTTAGCTAGAGTAACTGCTTTTTCTTTTACCCGCTTTGCCCAATTCTCTACAACTTTAGCTACGATATAAAGATGCTCTACTGTGTTAGGGTCTGTAGGATCTTCTATATTTTCTTTAGGTAAATTATCTCCTGATATACGTTGTACTATTTCAACTGCTAAACCACCAAGTGAAGGACAATACTCTTCGTGTTTACAAAATCGGCAGTTAACCGAAGGAGAAAGTGCGTCTGCTTCTGGGAAACCACCATCCCATTGAGGGCGCACTTTCTCCCCATTTCGTATTACGTCGGCTAGTTGCTTAACCAATAAGGGCAATTCCTCTCGTGTAAATGTTCCTTCCAGTACTTCATTGCGTACAGGTATATAGAACACAAAAGTGATTTCATCAAGCTCTGGATATTTTTGAAAAGCTCCAACCGTGTAAGCCCTTGCTTGCCAGTTACTTCTAGGTGGGTCTATTTCACTGACCCCTGTCTTGTAATCTGCCAATATAGCTTTGTTGCCAAAGGTAAGTAGTCTATCGCAAGTCCCCCACGTACTTGTAGAGTCAAGATCAACATCTAGTAAGATCTCATTCTCTTCCTTGTACTCCTGCCCTTTAGCATAATTCTTGGTATACTCATCCTCTTGCTTGACGATTGCTTCATAGATCATGACTTCGTCTTCATCGTGCAGGGCAGAGGGATCACGAACTTCTAAGGCTTCGTGGATACGAGTACCTTTTTCAGCAGCAGCGTTTGTACCTGATCGTCCTTCGTAACCAGAACAACCTGCTACGTACTTGAGACTTGATGGTGAGAAAGGAGCGTGTCCTCTGCTACTATGGTCTGGTTGGTTATTCATACTGTATAATACCTCGCCCTCCAACACCGCCAACTTTTAGGTAGCGAATCTTCTTCATATTCTCGTTGTTTTTTAAAGTGTATAAAATTTTTTATATAATCAATATCATCATCACTTAGATCAAACCATTCCCCCCTACCCCGTTTAGAGTGGAAACGTGCATGTAACTCTTTTTCATCTTCAACATGCCCTTCAAATGAATATAAACATTCAATTTTTGGTATCTGCGCCCCTAGTGTTTTTTCCCTTTGAATGACATTCTTCGATCTCCCTATTTTGTACAAATCACATGCGTGATCTATCATAAGATATATATTTGTTTCTTTACCACGAATCCTTCTGGACTGACGCACTTCAATAGGTTCTTTTTTAAATTTTATTAAATACTCTATATAAGATATTTCCTTTAATATTTTTTCACGCCTATAATGCTCTTCTGTACCAAACGGCTCAAAGTAAAAACCTTTTCGTTCTACCTCTTCTTTGTATTCGGGAAGTTCAAAAATTTCTTTTAGTTCATTAATACTCATAGTACGCCACTTGTTTCTTAACTCACAAGTAGCGTATTCACCTTTTGTATACTCAGTTTGGTTATCCATGTAACTCCGTTAGGTTATTTATTTTTCTTTCAATAGAGTCTATAACATTTTCTTCTATAGACCCTGAAGTAACTAAAACTTTTTGTATAGCGTCAGACTTTGCACCATTACGGTGAATACGTCCTAAAGTTTGGAGGTAGTCTTTAGCATTGAAAGAAGGACATATCAAACTAACTCTTGGTCTATCCCCATTACAATCGTGTAATGATAGTCCAGTACCCCCTGCTGCAATGTTAGCAACCACAATAGTTGATTCATCATTTTGAAATTCGTCTACGATTGCTTGCCGTTCTTCTACTGTTTGACCCCCCTCTATAGCTTTACATTCCAGTTGATCACATAGTGTTACTACAGTGTCTCTGAAGTTAACAAACAACACTACAGAGTTACCTTGTTCTTCTAAGTCTTGTGCATATGTAACTAAGTCAGGGACTTTCATCGCTTCTGTTAGTTGTCTTGCACGTAGGATGTTAACGATCACATGGTCACTATTTCCAACAGAACCATTCTCGATAAGTTCTGTTATTATTTGTGGTGTTAGACCTAACTTTTCATAAGTCTTTATGATCTTATTAGAATCAGCAAATTGCATAGGCTCTATGAAAACTCTGTTATTTCTGAATGAATCAGGGAAATCTGCTACAGTTAACTTAGCCCCCATAACCCCATAGATCTTTTCGTGTATCTTTTTGAGGTTACTCTTTGATCCTAAGTGCCAACCATTCCACTCATCTTGGTAACACCCATTAACTTTCATCCAACTAAACCAGTTATATAAACCATTTTCTGTTTTAGCTAGGCTATGTAGCCCTAACATATAACCGATAGACCTCATCTCTGTAGGATCTTCACACGCTGTTGCTGACATCCCATGTACTAGAAACCCTTGTTTAACTAGGCTTATAATAAGCTGTGCATTTTGTGTATATGGACCTTTGCATTTATGTATCTCATCTACTAAGAACAAAGTGTTCTTAGGGACTTTCCAGTTCATTATCTTCTTACCCCTCTTAGACATATGTGGCGTATTACCAGTCCTTACCTTTTCAAAATTAAGTACGAATATAGGATCAATCCCCACTTCCTTTAGTTCCCTTTCCCATGAAGGGATCACTGCTTTAGGACACATGACAGCTACAGGACGGTCTAAACGTAAAGCTAAATGGGCTGCTACTACTGTTTTTCCAGTACCAACTGAGCTAGAATCTAGGGTGTTTTTATTTTCTCTTAGCTTTTCTTCAAAGAAGTCAGCCACTTTGGACTGAGCGGGGAATAGGTTTTTCATTTAAGACATAGTAAAAGAACTTGAATTGAAGGCAAGAAAAACTTTCTACAATTTATCATACCCTACTAAAGCATGACCTTTCCGTATGTATCTAGCTATCAGAAAAGCGTCTACCATACCATCGTGAGGTTTAGAACAGCGTTTACTTTTTAACCAACATTCTTCAGGAGCTAACATATTAGCCACTCCTAATGCAGCTTTCTTTGTATCATATGGCGGAGCCAAGTGACCTAACATAGCTTTTTGCCAGTTACGTACTTTAACGCATCGCACATCCCACTGCCTACTCTCAGCTAGTCCTAACAATTTACCAAATGATATTGCCATAGATCGAACAGCTTGTGAACTCTTTGCATGGTGCAATGGCTCTTCGATAGCAAAGATAAAATCTGATTCAAGTGCCATCACCCATTCATATACTTTACGAGTATCGGTTTCTCGTTTTTTACAACGATGAAGTGTAGGCATCACTGTCTTATCAATGACAGCTCCTGTTTGTTTTGATATGGCGACTAACCCACCGTTGAGTCCGTTATCAACTCCTATAATCACAATGTTCTATAGCTTTAGCAGAAAGTATTACGCCATCTCCTTCTTCTGGTATTAAAGCGTCTACGTTTGGAACAAGCATCTGTATATAAAATACTTCTCTTGCTGAGTTAGGTATTACTCTGTAATAAGTACCAGACCTACGTTCTACAATATAGGTAAAGTCTTTACCCATTTCTTTACGTACCATGACACAGGGGTTTTCTTCAACCTTCCTGTCTTCAAACATTACTCCGATAGATCGTCTAAGAAACATGGCGTACCTTCCCAAAAGTTTGTTTGTAGGTATTCATATTCATACCTTTCATAAGCTTGTTGCTTTGTAAGGTTATAATTTTTTTGTAGTAAATCTATTGTCATTTGCTTTGAGTAACAAGCAACAGGTGGTCTGCCATACTGTTCTACCGTGCCTATGTAAGCATCTTCTAAACCACTAAATAGAAGTACAGGTTTATCTAAGTCTTCTTTTGTTTCAGGATTTATCATCGTCTGGCTCAACATCTATTATTTTATCTTTGTTTATTTTAACAGCACCATCACCACGGTCTGCCTTTGCGTTATTTAAAATACTAATGTCTATCTGCAACTTGCCTGAACCCCCTGCTGTACGTGCATTCAAACCTAAATTCCTACGTATTAACTGATCTAACTCAGACAGTTCTTTAACTGTACGTGGACCTCTAAGGTTTTTAATACTATCTCGAAGTAATTTTATAGCAGAGGCAGCTACATAAGATTGATACTTTTCTGCTGGAGATGATTGTGATTGAGCAATCTCCATAAGTTTCTTGTCCTCATCTATACGAGCTTCCAGTTTAGCTTCTTTTATAGCCTCATCTGTTTTACCTTCTAAGTCATCATCAAGTGATGATTGTAAAGGATCTTTGTTTTCTTCTACTTCTTCATCTTCTTTTAAAGATGGGTTGTTTGCATGTGGGTCTTTCTTTGGTTTTGCACCCTCATCCCTTAACCATCTACGGAGTGTAGAGACATTGATTCCTAACTCCTTCGCAATAGTAACAAGTTTATATTGCTGCTCGTACATTTCGAGAGCATGTTTAAGCAGCTTAGATTTTTTAGATTTATAAGCCAAAGCACTTAATATATACTATATATTTACATAGCTTTCAAATTAAATGACGCAGACCTTACGGATATATGAACCACGGATAGATGAAAAGACATCTAAGATGGATGTAGGTGGGATGAGTATTGATGCAACAAACACAGTGACAGGTTTGTTGTTTGGTTTAGCCAACCATAAAAGTAATAAGGCAAGAGAGTATTACTTCTGGAGATTGTGTGACGAATTATGGAACCATGACGAACTCCCTGAACCTCTGATGGTTAAGCATCCTTGGGCAGAGAGTATGATACAAGCTGTTATACAAAATAAGTATGTGTCTATTGGTGGTGCTGCGTCATCTGGTAAGTCACACACTATGGCTGCATGGGGAATCCTGAACTGGTTAGCTGCACCAAGAGACACACTAGTTCTACTGACATCGACTACGTTACGTGAGGCAAGGAAAAGGATATGGGGTTCTGTTATTAGTTTGTTAACAGTGTTAGATGGCGCACCATTTAAGATAAGAGATTCTATAGGTAACGTCGCTTACGTAAATGAGAATGGAACTCTGATAGAGAAAGCTGGTTTAAGTTTGATTGCAGCAGAACGTAGTAAGACTAGAGAAGCTGTTGGTAAGTTTATCGGTATCAAACAAAAGAATGTCATCTTGATTGCAGACGAGCTTTCAGAACTATCAACAGCAATACTACAAGCAGGTCTATCTAACTTATCAAAGAACCCATCATTTAGTTTGGTTGGTTTATCAAACCCTGCTTCTCGTTGGGATGCTTTTGGTGAGTGGAGTGAACCAGCACAAGGCTGGGATTCTATTGATCCTAACATAGACGAAACTTGGAAAACAAAATGGGGTGGTCTTTACAAAAGATATGATGGGGAAAGATCTCCTAACATAATTGCTGGTGAAACAGTATACCCTTGGCTACCTACAGAAGAAAAGATAGAGGAAGACAAAGCACTGCTGGGGCAAGAGAGTAGAGGTTACTATCGAATGGTACGTGCTGTATTCTTTGACTCTGATGAAACCGATGGAGTTTATACAGACGCTGAGTTAGTTAAGTCAGGAGCTATGGGTAGAATAGAATGGGAGGGAACTCCTACACCTATTGCTGGTTGTGACCCCGCATTTACTAATGGTGGTGACCGAACAATACTATATACTGGTTATGTTGGGTATGATAAGTCTGGTCAATTTGTTTGCCAGCTTGATGAAGCAATAGCTCTTACTGACGATGCCACCAACAAAGCCGTCCCCCGTTCTTATCAGATTGTTCAGCAGATAAAGGACGAGTGCAACAAGAGGAAGATACTCCCAGCCAATTTAGGAATCGACTCCACAGGTGCTGGTAGTCCTTTGGCTGACATTCTCGCTGCTGAGTTTGGTGATGATATTCTTCGTGTTTCATTTGGTGGAAAAGCATCTGACAAGCGAGTCAGTACGAACAGTAAACTGGTAGGTAATGAACTGTATGTCAATCGAGTTACTGAACTTTGGTTTGTGGGTAAGGAATTCTGTAGAACTAACCAGTTATTTGGTATTACTAATGAGTTAGCACAAGAAGTTGTAGGTCGTAAGTACGATATGGTCAAAGGTTCTACCCTTAGAATGAAGCTAGAATCCAAGCCAGATTATAAAAATCGACTAGGAAAATCCCCTGACTTAGCTGATGCTGCCTTTATTTGCATCGATGTCGCAAGGCAACGTCACGGTCTTGTAGCTGTAGAGCCTCTTGATTTAGGAAACAAGACTCAGGGATCAAGGCGCAGAAGGTCTATAAAACAGCTTACAGGCGTACTAACAAATCAACCTCTCGCTTAGATTTGAGCGGTTGCGGTTAGCTGAAAAAGCAGTAAATTTATAGTATATGGCTTCTAAGGATTCTTCTACTTTTTATCCAGTATTGGATATAGGGCAGGGTTTGGATATACCAGATTTTTCAAAAATTCCCAAAAAAGATTGGAAGAAAGTCGTAGACGATTTAAACAAAAAACAAGCAGAAAAATATAAGAACCTACCGACACAAGTTTTAAGCTCTCCTAATGCAAACCTTAGAGCAGGGATAGACTATAAAGCACCAGAAAAACCAGACAAAGAAGAACTAGCCAAAAAATTTGCTGACTCAAAACGAAAAGAAACCATGATGATGGTAGAGGCTGCTGCCCTACCATTTACTTTTTCAGGGTTGCCATTAAAAGCTGCTGGGAAGCAAGTAATAAAACAAGGAGATAATATGATAAATCTAATTAGAAATCTAACAAAAGTGAAAAGCGGAGCCTCAAAGGTTTCTAAGACACCGCCTAAGACAACGGCTCCTGCACCTCAAATAGTTAAGGGAGGTGGGAAACCACAAGACACACTTACTGAACTTGAAAAAGTAGCCAAACAAAAAGGAGTTACTAAACAAGAAGCTGCTACAGGAACGTCTAAAAAAATAAAAGAGTTAAGGGAGAAAAAAGTAGCTCTAAATAAGAAGTTAGCAGAAGATAAAAAGAAACAAGCTAGAGAAGCAGCCGATAAAGCAAAAAGTTTAGGTGATTCTAAACCACAAGCCCCTACTAAAAAAGCCACCAATGAGCAAATCAATAGAGGTAGGATGGCTGAGTACGAGAAAAAGAAGAAAGAAGTACAAGCAGTTAGGAAAAAAATTGTAGAGCAAAATAAGTATAATGCAAAAGTTTTAGATGAAGCTCAAAAAAATTATAAAACTAAAATACTACCTAACTACAAAAATAAAGTACTGCCTCAGTATAAAAAAGATTTAGCAGCTTACAACAAACGTAAGGCTGACATGGAAGCTTATAAGCAAGCAGTCAAAGAAAATGAAGCTAAAGGTATATTTACTAATGAGCTTAAAAGGCCAGCAGCAGTTGGTAAGCCACCAGTAAAACCCGAACCTCCTAAACCTCCAGCTTTAGGTAGTCAACAACTACCACGCTTACCTAAAAAGCCAGATCAGTTACCACCAACACCAAAAGCAAAACCAAAAGAGGTGAAACCACAAGAGGTGAAACCACAAGAGGGTAGACCACAAACCCCTATAAATGAAGGGAAGCAACCTACCAAAGTGGATACTACTAAAGCGGGTACTACTAAAGCGGATACTAAAACAGATACAACTAAAGCGAGTACTACTAAAACAGACACAACTAAAACGGAGCCATCTAAAACTACCACACAAACAGATGATGTAGCTGCAACAACTAAAGAGGGTACTGGTGGTCTAACACAAGAACAGATGAATAAGTTCTTCCCACCTGCTCCTCTTAGAGAGGCAACCGAAGAAGTTGCTGAAGGGGTAGGAAAGAGATCATTTAACCCAGCTACAAACGAAGGGTTTGGTAATATAACTAAAGAGGTAGGGAAAGGAGCTGCTAAAGTAGGGGGTAAAGTAAAAGAGGGAACCAAGGCAGCTTCCGATGTTGCATTTAAAAAAGTGTTACCTACAACAGTAGTCTTAGGTGGTGGAGGACTTGGAGCTACTGGTTATATGTTAGGGCGTGGTGGTGATGATGAAACACCCAAACCAAAAGAGGGTGAACCACCTAAACCAAAAGATATTACATCTAATAAACAAAAAGATAAAAAACCTTCTGACACTGTTGTCATAGGAACAACTGATGCTAAACAAACGGTTGATACAAAAATACCTTTAAAAGACACTGAGCTTTCTAAAAAGAAAAAGTCTATGTCTATGAGTGAATTTTTAAAGCTCGCTAGGCAAACTGCAAATAAGGCTGCTAAAGTAGCTGTTTCTGAATCTAAAGATAAACTAGATCCTACTAGATTTGATAAGCTTGAGGAAGTACCTACTGAAGATCCTAATGAAGATAAGGCTCTTGCTGGTGGTGTAGGTACAGGTACAGGTACAGATGCTATGAGTTTCCGACAAGCTATGGACATAGCTAGTGAAACAAAAGAAAGAGAAATGCTTCAAAACTTAGGAGGCACTACTCCTACAGGGTTGGATTATCTTAGATCTGCTCCAGAAGTAGAAGCTCAAAATGTTGTTCGTAGAGAACTTATGGAGAGAGAAAGAAAAAGAAGAAAGCAAAAAGTAGCGTAAAATGGGAACTAAAGATTTTTCATCACGATCTCGTCAGTCAATTAGGCGTGTTGGTCCTGACTCTAGTAGAACTAGAAAGGTTCTAGAAGAGGTAGCACCCTTTAGCCAAAAGGCTGCTGATATATTAGCTGTTCAATTTGCTAATGAAAAACTTTCTGAGTCAGGTGTTGATAGCCCTTTACAACAAAAGGCAAGGGATAACTTTAAACAAGCGTTAGCTGTAGGCGAGCAAGTAGCAATGCAGGGAGACTTTGATCCTGCTAATGCGATTGCCCCTGTAAAAATGCAGAACTTTGGAGCTAACCTTCCTTTTGACCAAAGGATAGATTTGATTAATCGTTTTGCACCTCAAGCAAGGCAGCAAAGAGTAAACAACTTAAAAGAGCATAAACTGTTTTTTGATTTAAAAGAGGCACAAAGAAAAGCCAAAGTATTTCAAGAAGCAGATGCTGTTAAGATTCAAGTACAGCAAAGGCTTGCTAATATAGATCCATTAGCAAAACCTCAAGAGCAGCTTGATAGCATGGTGGATATTATTACAAAGTCACCTGAAGCGTTGGGAGATCCTAGATTAGCACAGTCGATAAAGTTTAAGTGGGACGATACTTTCAATAGAGTTAACAAAGCTGAAAGTAGAAAGTATGCTAGAAAACAAACAGAGTTAAATTTAGCACTCGCAGCAGCCAAGGCAGGAGATAAAAATCTTGTGCTTTCTATATTTAAAAAAGGTAAGCAAGGTCAGGAAGGACTAAGTAAATTAGGACAGACTGCTGTCGGATTGGCAGAAGCTACTCAGTCTAAGCAACAAAGTGAAGCTTTAGGTAAGACTAATGAATCTATTTTAAATGAATTAGAACAGTCAGGAACTACTTATGATCAGCTACTTACAATAGAACCAATGATATCTGGTACTTTAGATGGTAGCCAAAAGTTTCGTTTTGATATTATCAAAAAATTAAAAGAGAAAAAAGCTAACGGAGAAATTGTAGATGATAAAATAAATGAACTCCAAGTCCGTAGTACTTCATTAGCTAGTATACCTAAAGAGGCAGTAAATGAAACTATAATTAAATCTTTTTTAGATGTTTTATTTGATGCTTTCCAAACATCGCAGGTCGGAGGAGCAAAAAATATAGTAAGTTTATTTCCCAACGATTTTAATTTTATGGAAATTACTAATAAAGATGTAGCACTTACTGAAGAAGATTTAAGGAAAAAGATAACTAATAGTATATACGTGAGTGATCCTGAACAGGCTGTCGCTAATTATAAAACTTTTACGAATGTTATCCAACAACTTTTACTTAATAAACAAGACGACGAAACTCTTGAACAAAAAGTTAACAGGTACAAAGGTAAAATTCCTGAATAACCTTAGTGTAAAAACTAACTAACATAACCCGAACTGCTGTGACAGAAGATATTAATGAACTAACAGGGAGATCTTTATCTCAAATTTTAAGTGCTGGTGGTGCAGCAGCGAATGATAATTCACTAGACTTTGATACTTGGGATAAAACTTCTGCGGAACACATCGATAATAAAATTGATAAACTTAGGGGGTATGGAAATTATTTAAGGGAGTATGAACTAGATAGAGGATTTCTTGATGGTCAAACAGAGTATACAATCAATGAGGTTATAAAAGATAGTATAAGAAAAGTTGATCCTGATTATGAACTGCCAGCTTACGGAGGATCTGTAGATTCAGATGCAGCTATTTTAGGAATGGCTTTTGGGGAGGAGAGAAAACAAAACTACTATGATGCAATATCAAATGGTTCTTCTAGGGATGATTTTATTGACGTACTTAATGACGCTAAAACTTATCTTGTAGAAACAGACCAATTAAAATTAGCTTCTTTGCAAAGGACTAATGAAGATGGGGAAACTTACTTTGAGATTATAGGTAATGGTAATTCAGGTGAAAGAGATACAGCTATTAAAGAATCTTTAAACTTAGGTGCTTTACGTTATAGAGATCTATGGCAAACCCCTATTGGATATGGAGAAGAGTACGAGGGAGTCAATAGATTCCAAGCAGCTCGCTACGCTAAAATTCAAACTGAGCTTGCTAATTCTTCCCAAAGTAGAAACGATGAAAATCTTTATGATGAAGTAGTTCAAGAGGCAAAAGATTACTTTGATAAAAAACCTCAAGATAGAGCTGATCCAGCAGCCTTGGTAACGAAGGCACGAACCCTACTAGGAAATAATTTTGCTAAAGGGAAAGAGGTTCCCTCTGAGGTTGCAAGGAACAGGTTTCAGGATGCAGAGATTATTGATGTACTAGAACAAGTAGCTGTATATGACAAGTATCAAAAAGGAGAAGTTAAATATATTACTGATGACCAAAGGCTACATGAAAACATTAAGGTAACTAATAACAAGGTTGCTGTACCACACCTTAGACTGTTAACAAACAGAACTGAATTTCAATTAGCTGTCGAACAAAAAATACAAAAAGGCGAGTTAACTGAAAGGCAGAAAGATTTCTTAGAAAATAACCGAAGACTTTACCTCACAAATAACTACGAATCTTATGATGAATTATTTAAAGGAGAGGCTTTAGGTGATAAGTGGGTGGCAGCTAAAATTGAGGGGGCGCAAGCAGGTAAAGATAATGTGCAAATACTAGATGACTTTCTAGATAACCCACAAGTATATAGTTCTATTGGTAATAAGTTTAGGGCTATAGCTGATTCTGTGGGGGACTCCTTTTCAGGATTAGCTTTTGTTCTTCCAGCTTTGTTCGGAAATAAAAACGCTATAGATTTTCTTGTAGAACAAGAAGAGAGAAGGGTTAATAGAAGACAGGTCGCTCAAATATATGGCGATAAGTTTGGTATAGGCATGGATGTTGCAACAACATTAACCCCTGCCTTAGTTGATATTGGAGCTACTGCATTAGCAAGCTCTGCTACTTTCGGAACAGGTGGGGTATTATATCTTGGTGCAAAACAAGGAGCTAAGATAACAGCAAAAGGATATGTGAAAAGTATTGTAGGAACTGCCTTTCTTAAACAGTTTGGAGAGACTGGAGAACAAGCTGCTTTACGTTTAGCTACTAAAAACAAAGTGCTAAAACTATCAGAGGAAGGTGTTGTATCAAAAGGAGTTGCTGATGCTATTGATTCGTACAATAACATGATAGCTAACAAGACTATAGTCAATCGAGTACAGAACTCAGCTATATTTGTAACTTCGGCAAACAGATCAGCAGGTAGTACTTACGCTACTGTATACAGCAACCTTGATGGTGACCACGCAGAAAAACATGATAAGGCTTTAGGAGCTGCTTTAATGGCAGGTGCAGCTACAGGATTAATAACAACTGGTTTTAGTGCTATAGGAAAAGGTGGTTTTGAAAATGCTTTGTTAAGAGGACTAACTTTTAACCAACAGAAGTTTGCTTTGGAAAGATTATCAAGATCAAAGCTAACGAGGCTAGATGCTGAAAACCTTATAAAAGAAACTGTTGGTACTAGGATTAAAGAAATAACAAGGACTGGTTTTGGTGACCTGTACCAAAGATTTGTTAAAGCTGGTACAGAAGAATTTGTTGAAGAGGCTATAGATGAATTTGTAAATAGCTTCATTGTAGATGCTGCACTAGATAGGAACACACCAATGATTGAAAAAATTAGTGGTTCTTTATACGCTGGTCTGATTGGAGGAATCATAGGTCAGGGTGCATCAGCAGCTCGTGCTATAAAAGATAGAAGAGATTCCGCAGTTGTAGGGCAACTAGCTGAATTTCAAAAGCAGGAAGAAACTAAAATCATTAAAGCTTTAAAAGAAAATAAATCTCCAATAACGGCTGCTTTGGTAGAGGATCGTGTACGATCTTTACTTAGAGGACCAGCAGGGACAGCGATATCACCAGAAGATGAAGTCGCTGTGCAAGAAAAAAGAGCTGAACTAAAGGGTGTAAATCCTGATGAGATATATGTAGGAGATGAAGGAGTTGAGATTTCTTCTGAGAGAATGGAGGAGTTGATTCCAGAAGTCGATGTTGCTCAGATGGCATCTAATCTAGAAAATTTAAAGTCAGCCCAAGAGACAGAAGTTATTGAAGAAGCTCTTGAAACAGATAGTTCAACTATAGACGACGAAGTATTTATTAATACAAATGCGATCAAGATTTCTGTACGCCAAGATAAAAATCTTGAGGCTACTGAAGATAAAGTATTTACGTTTGCTAGTGAAGAAGAATTAAATAAGGAAATAAAAAACTTAGAAGAACAATTAATCCCATATCGAGATTGGGCAAAAACACAAGAAGCCAAAGAAAAATTACAATCAGAAGGAGAAAATCCTGATACAAGTTTCTTTGATACGAAGTTTAACTTAGAACAAAAACTAAAAAGCTTACAAGAATTTAAAGATAAAGCTAATCAACAGATACTTAAATCACAGATAGAAGAAATACCAGAAAGTGATTTTGATTCTAGAGGTTTAGACAAAGCTGATGAAGCTTTGAAAACAAATGTCCAAGGTATCTTAGGTGACCTTATAAAAAGAGCGGAGTCTTTTGATGTTGAAGTTCGTTTGGTAGATCAGAAAGCTAGGGATGATGCAAAGGAAAGGGGTGATGAATTAAAAACTTTCCAACTAGTTACCAGTACAACAGGTTCTTACATACTGATTGACCCCATTGGAATAGCTGCTTTTGCAGAAGGGCGGTCAACCTTCAGTACAAAGAGTTTAACTAGGGCTTTGATGTCAGAAGAAATAGCTCACGCAGCAGTTTTCAACGAGCTATCTCGTAATGAAATAAAAGATCTTTATAATACTCTCCCATCTTATGTAGTTCAAAAGACTATAGATACTTACTATACAAATGAAGCTGACAGGGCTTCAGCTAATGAACGACTAAATAGTACAGATGCTAATGTAGTAGCAAAAGAAGTAAATACTATAACTCAAGAGTTACTAAGGATGGAGACACAGAAAGCCTTACGTGGTTTTACATCTGAAGAAGACTACGCTTTCTATAGAAACAACCCAAGCATTCTAAGTATTATTTTAAGATACTTCAAAGGTATGGTACGTAGATTGAGTAACGCTTTAAAACGTGATCCTAATAATCCTAGTTTATCTATGGCTATAAACAGGATTGTTAAGACACACACTCACATGAGGAAAGGAGGTGTTAGAGATATACTACCTTCTTTTGATCCTAACAATCCAAAAGAAAATATAGCTGTATTTGCTTCACAGATTAATGCTAACAAGGATGAACCACTAGAACCAACAGAAGGCATAAATGATTTTATAGAATCTCAAGTTGATCCAGAAGAAGAGACTAAGTCTAAAATACTCATGAGGTTTGGAGACTTAACAGGTATGCTAGAACTACCTATGCTATACTCTGGTAGGTACAGAGGTAAGTACGAGAAATCAAGAAAGTGGTTAAACACCATAGTTGGTTCTGAAGATCCTAGACTCAGGAAACTTTATGAGAATGAGATACAATTAAGGAATGCTGTCTTCGATGAGATAGAGTTATATAGGGAAAGATTAGAGGAACTAGTCCAAAAAGAATATCCAGATGGTAATCCTCCCGTAGCTTTATTTAAAGCAATCACAGGAGAGGAAGCGTCTACGAGATTAAATTCAAAAAACGTAGAACAAATAGAGGGATTCTTTAGAAAGAGAGCAGAGGAATTAGACATTCTTAAACAGAATGAAATGAAGACTGCTACAACTAAAGAGGCTCAAGAAGATATAGCTTTAAAATACAAAGCTTTATTTGAGATACTAGATGCTAGAAAGACTGACACTTACAACAACGCATTTGAAGAGCAAAGAGCTAGATTAAATTCAGAGAGGATTGATGCCATAGAACAGATGGGTGGTTTTGTAGAGGATGGTGTAACAGAACCAAAGAGGACACCCAGAGGAGAACTAGCTGCTCACTTACTTTCTTTAAGGGAAAAGGTAGATGCCTTTTCTAAAAAGATTAAAGAGCTTTATCCTAATGACCCAGAAGCTTCTCAAGGGTTAGGAGCTACCATTGATCAAAACCTTGGTATATACATTACAAGATCGTATAAACTTTTTACTGAGGCAGGGTACGCTCGTAAAGTTATGGAGAACGAGGAGTATGCTTTGGTCAGAGAAAATGCTGTTAAGTTTTTCACAGATGAGTATGTAACTAACCGAGGGCGTATACTATATACACAAGGTAACTACAATAAAAACGGAGATGTTATTGAGATAAGTTCTTTAGCAGATGCGGAAGCTATTGCTAGAGCAGAACTAACTCAGTCTGCAAAAGGTGAACAAGGAATGCCAGCCATAATTGAAAACATCATGGTCGATTATCTTGCTTCATTCGCACCAAACGATTCTCAGTTTGACCTTCCAATACCTTCTAACGAATGGAAGAAAAACTCAACTAGCGTTAGTAAAATAGTTAGAGAAAAGCTGATGCAAAGAAAAGATGTTCCATCAGTTCTTAGGGATTTGTTAGGGGAAGAAAAAGATGCTACAGGATACAACGGAGTAATGCGTACTTATATGCACGTTAGTATAATGGCAGCTCACCAAGCGTTTCTAAGAAACGTATTTCAATTCGGCAGGGCTGAAGAAAACAAATGGATTCTAAGTGAGGATGAACTTAGAAATCTTCCGCCAGAAGAGAAATATAAGAACCCAGATGCTGCTGATCTCGCTAGTAAAGAACCTCTTTGGGAAGTTATCACAGCTTCTAGTTCAAAAGGGGATGCAAGGTTTGACCCTTTCTTGAGTGAGGGAACTCGTTTGTATGCGCCTAGAGATTTAATTACCTCGATAAGAAACATAGCAGATAGCATGAGTTACTCTTTGAACGATGCCGACGTAGTGGTTTCAAATGTAACTAAAGCTATGGCTCAATTAACAGGTGGTTCAATGGCACTCAAAACATTAGGCTCTGTAGGTTTCTATATGAGAAACGCTTTGGGTAACGCTCTGTTCTTTGCCCCCGCCCAAGGGATGTTACCCACAGTCAAGATGGCTAAGACATGGTTTAAAGAGATAGGAAGGAAAAAAGGATTCTTTCTTAAAGGTAAGCTAGGAATCCAGAGAGAAGCAGTAGATGCATACTACTCTGAACTATCTGCTCTAGGTATACTTAACGATGAAGTCCGTCCTAAAATGATAGACGAGTTATTGTTGGGAGAAACTACTCCTCAAGGAATGATGGATCAGATATCAGAAAACATCGGGGTGCTGGCTAAGAAGAACCCATCTAAGGTACAATTAGATGACCCTAACTCAACTATTGGTAAATTATATTTAGCTGTTAGAGAGATGTCGGCAGCTATGGATACTTACTACAAGATATATTATTTTGAACATGAGCTTGATGTTTTAAAGAAAGCTAAAGCAAAACAGAATGGAGATAAGTATGAAGCTATGTCAGAGTATGATCTGAAAAGAGCTGCTTCTGATATAGTAAAAGCTACTGCTCAGTCTTATAGTCAGGCAGTCCCACTGGTGAGGGGTCTTGCTAAATCCCCATATGGTATAATGTTCGCACCTTTCATACGATTCAAAGGAGAGGTTGTAAGGATTGTAGTTAACACACTTAGAATAGGTGTTAAGGAAATAAGAGATTCTAATCCAGTCATTTTCTGGAGAGGTGTTAAAAGGTTAACAGGTCTTTCTAGTGTTATGATCATTGGGTCGGCAGGAATTTCTACTGTCCTAAGAAAAGTTGCAGGGATGACTGAGGAAGATGAGATGGCACTACGGAGATTAGTTCCAGAATATCTTAGGAGTCATACTTTCTGGTTTGCTAGGAATGAGAAAGGAGGGATATCAACTTATGATATGACTTATATAAATCCGTTCTCGCAATTAGCAGACCCTTTCCTAAGAGCGTATACAAAAGCATTCGCAGGAGAATCTGTTGCATCTATTACTTCTCAGTTTGTAAAGACCTTAGTTATAGATGAATACTTTGACGAGCAGATATTCTCAGGAGCTTTCATAAGTGTTATAAAAAACAGAGATCCACAAACAGGTAAGAAGATAGTCGAGGATAGAGAAGATCCTCTAGATGCTTTTGGTAGACAATTCCAGTATATAATTGAAGAAGCTTTTGAACCAAGGACTTTAAAAGCTATGCGAGATATATCTGCTATGGTCGGGGCAGATATGACTTTGAAAGATATCTTCAACAGGATAGGTAAAGAATTCAAACCAGTCTCAGAGTATGAGATTGATTTTTATCAGAGGCTTCAAGGATATCTCCATGCTGCTAGGCTTGAGGGACAACAGATATCATTAAGAAAAAATATCGCTTTAAGAGACACCCCTCTGTCTAACTCACAACTAAGGCAGTTAGTTTTAGATGAGATGGATCACAAGAGAAGAATAGATAAAGAGATAATGCAGACAGTGAATTCGTCTATGGGTATGGGGAATCTTTCCCAAGAACAAATAGATGATGCCGTAAAGAGAGCTAAGTTTGGTCAGCGTAGGTGGGGCAACCTGAAGAAAGGTTTAACTGAAACTCCTCTTGAAACTATCAAGGGTCTGAAAGATAGGTTAAATGAAAAAGCCGAAAGAACAGGGCAAGCTGTGTTCGCACGTAGAGCAAAGTATCTTGATGCTATGTACAGAAGTTTGCCGAGGACATACAAGTTTGATACCAAGTATTAAGCCATCGCAAAACTTCTGAAAGGAATAGTAGCTGCTATAGACCCATGCTTATGGGCGAGATACTTAAAAGTATCTATGCTCTTTTGTTTGTCTTTGTTTCTATACAGAAGGACTCTTGAATCTTTGATGCTTGCAACAATCTCGTATGAGTTTTGTTTTTCCAACATCGCAATCCAATCATATCTACTATCTGCATCCGTTTGTATGTAGCTTTTAACACTCATGGAAATATTGCTTCGGCAGAATTGCCTTGGCTGCTCCCAGAGGCATGAAGATCTCAACCCCAACTCTGGGGTTGTTACCATATTCATCCCTAAAGATAGGATAAACTTTAAATGTCTCTGGCATTACTCTGTGGTTCTTTGTTTGCATGGTCATAAGGAGTTCATACTCTTCAAAGTATATTCTCAAAATGTTCATGGTCTTTAACAATATTTCTAAAATGATTTAAAAGCAAGACAGAAAATACCCTGACCCCTGTAGTCTGAACTAGGTGTTCATCAAAGACGCATTGAACAACTATGCAAAAAATAACGCCTCATCTAGAGTTCTCCTCTAGCTTTATTCCTAGCACAGAGTACAGGAGTCAGGGTTCATGGTTAACTTATATCAAACTCACTCTTCTCGTAGTACATCCCACACGCACTACATTTAATAGACTCCCACTCTAAATGATATACTTCGTTAACATGACCACAGGGACACTTAGCTTTATATTTCTTATATGTGGTTTTACTAATCTCAGAGGAGACAGCGAAGAATTTTAGTACAAGGTAGATCAACGCAAACCAGATAACTATTCCTGCTAGTATTGTCATGATGTGAATCTGTTTAAGAGGTTTACTACAGATTCTTGTGTACTTAGATAGTGATGGACTTCACACTCCGCTTCTCCCTCAGGTAAACATCCATATTCCTCAAGGAACTTTAGGCGTAAAGCTCTAAGAAGTTCGGGAGCCTCTACCCCAAAGCTTTCTGTAGTTGAATGAAACTTACGTTCTCGTTTCTTTAGCTTTATAAACTTGCTATTAAACTTATCTACGTGGCGAGTCGCTTCGTATTTATTCTTATACCATATGGTTTGTCTACCTTCTGTTGGGTAGTCATCCCCATCCATTTCGTTAGTTGTTACTTTATATATCGTGTTCATTTAATCTGGATTTGTAAATTTATTTAATGATACATCAGGCTCTTCAGGTTCTATTGTCTCTGTGTGTTCTAGGGCTTCTTTAAAACACCCTGCCTCTCTAGCTTCCTTGATCCTCTTGTACAGGTAAGCTACCAGTACTTCATCGTCTATAGTCCAAGGATCAAGGTGCAAGGAATCAACGGAAAATGAGATGTTGAAGTCATGCGTAAACAGTTTTGGTTTGCTACGGATAACATCTCTCAACCATTCATGGTAGGGTTCATTTGATATGTGATTGCTCGGCATCGTTTAGTTCCTCCATTCTTTCTGATAGTGAATTGATTCTTCTTTTGTATTCTAAGATACGTTCGTTATGTATACGTATCTCATCTGCCTGTTCATGCAACTTCTGTAACAGTCGCAGACAGATGAGAACGATACCAACATACACTCCTATGATTAAAATTGCGTATATCATTTTTGTCCTTTAATATTTGAAAATCGGCTAACTTGAATAAATGGATTGAGCATATATTTATTACTAGCCGATATATTCAGACTACGATACTTTGCCACATAAGCTCCGTCAGTAGGGGTTTTATTTTCTGTATTCCTAAGCTTATCTATTTTCTTTTTACGCCTAGCTTTGCGTAAACCTTTTGCTTTTTCTTTCGCATTCCTTTGGGATCTGTTCATTTTACTCTGGTCTAATTGCTATTTCTATTGAGCCGTCTGTATGCCACAGGATATCGGCTAGTTGTTTCTTTCTTACAACGGACTGGTACTCATTCCATGCGTCGTTAAACTTTGGATAGCTGTACTTCGCCCACATTTTAAGATCACTCGGATGAATGTAATCTATATCAGATGGTTTGTAATCACCGATTGAATCCCAATCTCTTTGAGTCATCTGAGTTTCTCTTTCATCTGCTTCCAGTAAATCTGCAAGGGCGGTTTCACTGGCTAAGTTCTTATGGCGTTTCTTTCGGAGCGTCACCCTTGGTGGGTTCGGCTCCAATGAAACAATATAAGATTCACCATTTAATTCTACAGCTCTGTGTATTGCTTTGTTTAAATCTGTAGCCATTATGATACCTCCTTAATATAATCTTCCCATTGGGATGCTTCTTCTACTTTATAAATCAAATCATCTATAACATCTCCGATAGTAAAACCAGATCCGTTATTATCCTTTGGTTCATCCATCAACTTGCGTAGCTCTAAGAACTCCTTGATGTCATTTAAATCACATAGGGTTTCTGATACGTTCATTCTGATACCTCCTCTAACTTGAGCTTGTACTCCTCCACTTCTAGATCCTTGATGATAGTCATCGATTCACAACACCAGATGGCGTTATCAATCTCTTCAATTAGATCTGCCTTAGTTTTGTTGGCAGACATCGGGTGTACACATCCATAGAATGTGAACTTATATACTTTAGGTTTTTTCATAGTTATTTTATTTAGAGTTAATGCCCCCTCAGATAGAAGCCGTATAAGAAACTATCTGAGGGAGCTGTGTTTATTACTGTTCGAGTAACGGAAATTCATTATAGCATCGAGTGAATATTGAGTCAAGATATTTTCTTCAATTATTTTCATGCCTCATGCCCACTAAAAACTATCTCCCTATTCATGGGTCAGGGTGCAGGGTGAAATCGCTCTGAAGTCTGACAAAAATCTCTCTGATGTCTGATTTTAGGGTTCGTTTTTTTGTGAAAAAAAAGTACCAGTCTGTTACAACTGGTACTTAGTGTTATAGATTTACGGTGAATCCTGTTTGATCATTGATGGCATCACCTTTAGCTTTGAGAGCTATGATTCTATTTTTACCATCTAGGAATCTTAGGTCATGTTTATCTCCGTTTATTGTTCGCATACCTTCCCACCATTTGTCTGCTTTTTTATCGAAGACTACAGCTACGTTTACTCCATATCCTACTAAGGCTTGTATTAGTTGTACATTGTGGTCTTCTGATTTGGAGAAAGTGAGATGGTAATTCTCAGGGAATCTGTATTCTCCACTGGCAGCTTTGACAGCTCTGACTTGATTCTTTGTGTAATCATAGAACTGTACATCTGGGTTGTTTTGAATGATACCATATCTTTCCCATGATACATCACTGGTTAGGTTTAGTCTGAAGCATGGTGTAAGATATTCTCTTTTAGCTTTGCGTTTAGCCATATCAATATCTTTTTGTAGGAAATGTAAGAAGTTATTTTTGCCTTCTTTGAACATTTTAGTTTTACGTATTCTAGCATCTTGTACCATGTTCATACGTCCTCTACCTGCTGTGTTAAGACATGCTGCTGCACATCCTTTACTTGCGTGTGGGCATACATTGTATCCTGATACTGTATGCGGAGCTAAGTGTAAACCGAATGTCATCCATCCGTATTTTTTGTTCTTTTCTATTTTTGAGTTGTCTAGTGTAAGTAATCTCATTTTGAAAGTGGGGGACTTTCACCCCCGATGTATTAGTCTCGTATTAAGTATTCTAGGTGGAATCCATCGTTGTTATTTTCAGCGTCTTCAATTGGACTTACAGAGTTGTGTACGCCAAATGCATACCCTTCGCTTATCTTGATATACCAGTCATCTTGATACTCTTCTTGTACTTCTTTTAGTGATTTGAAGTGTGTGAAGTCTATAAGTGAGTTATGTAGATCTAGTGGCCTACCTTCATATCTTTCCCATTCTTTCTCGAATAGTTTGATGAGTGCATATTTTGGCCATCCTTTGGCAATGTGCCAGTCTTTTGCTAATTCGTATGCTTCTTGTATTGAAACTTTGATTGTCATGATAAATGTGGGGGGACTTTCACCCCCCTTTGGTTTTATTTTACGACTATGAATGCGATTATTACTATAATGAACCATGTAATGGTCCATGCCATTAGTGCTTGATCCATTAACCCAATCCGTTTATTGTATTAATAAGTTGTTTTGGGTTTGAGTATGTTGCTGGTAATACATCAACTTTAGTAGTAAGAAGTTGTTTACCTCTTTCTGCTTCTGCGTGTAATGTATTATCATCTACTACTTTACTGAGCCATGATGCGAAACCTGCTTTGGCATCTGCACCAGCTCCGAATTCACTTGATGTGTACTTCTTCCATGACTTGTCTGCTGTACCATTGTCATGACCTGAACCATCACCGCTTGTGTAATACTCAGTGACTGCATTGAATAAGTCATAGAGTGTTTCACCTTTGTTACCTACACCATGTTTATGTAGGTATGTAACATCAACAATTTGATTGAATGCTCTGGTAGACATGATTGTGTTAGGATCTACTTTGATACCTTTGTATGCAGATATAAGTGCTTCTGCTTTTTGTGTATCACATTCTACTTCAGCGAATTTTTGCATCATATATACAAACTGATCTCTACCTTTGTATATGTTAGCGATGGTACGTCCTGCTTCATCAAGTCTTAGATCTGCATTAGATGTTTTCTTGATTTTGATTGCAAGGTCACCTTGATCTCCAAGTGCATACTTGAATGTGTTAGCACATACTACTCTTGTGTTTGAATCAAACATTGTCATAGCATATGAACCATCATGTGATTGAAGTAAGTTGAGATAGAATAGAAAGTTATCTCCATTGATCAATCGTTGAGCATCATCTGCAATCTCAAGTGATGAGAAGAATAGTTTACCATTTTTTAGTGTACCTAATGTTTCGATACTGTAATCAATACCTTCATCATCTAGTGAATTGCATACAGCTTGCACTAGTTTTTGGTTAGGTATTGATTTATATCTAGCTGATGGTACACCAAGTCCATACCGTATACCTTCAAACTGTCTGGTTAGTATTTTGTTTTCAGGACATTCTGACCATGTGTTGATTAGTTCTACGATTGATGCGTGTGGAAGACCATCTTGTCTTGATGATATGTCTAACAGTTCGTCTCTTAGTTCAGGGTTTACATCCGCATATGCAGTGCCTTCTTCAATGTCGAAGTACACATTGCGGTGATCACTATCAATGATTTCTTTTGATAGTTCTGGCTTTATGACTTGAAGGTCATGCCATTCTTTTTTAGTGGATATTACGGTATCGGTGTGTTCGATTTCGTGCATGTTATTTATATTTTGTATTTAGTATGTTGTTGATTATGATGAAGTTGTATCATCATAAAATTCTGTTGATGACGATGTATTATCATCATTATCATCATCAAATTCTGGGAAGTTGAGTGTGTTGTTGCAGTATAGCTCGAATAATTCGTATGCTATCTCTGGTGTTGTTTTTGTTGCTGAGTTTTTGAAAATAAACATGTTAGTCTTGTTCTAAAATATGGTTGATGTGATTAGCGATATAGATACCGAAGTCATGTAGATTTCTTAGATGTTTGAGTCTTTGGTCATATGCTTTTGAGAAAGCATTGTCATCCATGAAGGCATCTTTCATAGGATCTTTATCTTGTGGATAGTAGTCTCTATTATGAAATGTAGATTCTGATATTGTTTTAGTTAGTTTTTCTAGTGCTATTGCTATTTGATAGTAGTCATCTAGCAATTCATTTTTTGATGTACCATCTAGATGGATGGTTGGATATATAGTTTCTTTGCTCATATATTTTATCGTTTGTTATATTCGTATAGTTCGTTAATTGAATAGTTGGTTGGATCATCATTGTAATAATAATCATCATATCTACTGTGGAGTTCTAAATCATCAGAACCGCAGATGCATATCTCATCCGTCGTAATTCTTCCACAATCATTACAAATAAATTTTGGATCATCTGACATCTTTATTTTCTGGGCTTCGGGATCTACTTTTTTGGCTCATACGGACCGAAGGTCGAGCCAAAAAATATAGCCCGACGAACAGAAAATTGAGGTCAGCTATGATCCAATCTATTCTTAATCTCTCTGAAACTGGACAAACAGTCGGTACAGTACAGACTACCGAACACCTTACCGCTCTGAAGGCAGACATAGAGTTTAAAGAAAATTGGTAAAGGGGTAGATACATATTTGAATTTTTCATATTAGACATAAAAAAACCCTAGTGAGATATACTCACTAGGGTTGTGATGTGATGAGGTATTAACTCATCATCTTCTTTAGAACTTTTTTCATATCTGTTTTGTTCAATTTGTTAACTACCTTCTTAGCTCTTTTAACGAACTTGTAGTTCTTAGCTTTACCTAACCAGAAGTCTTTAAACTTCCTTTCTCTTTTCTGATAACTCTGCTCAGTTTCATCTTCGCCTCTTTTGAGCCAGAGAACGATACCGTGTGTATTGTTGTATTGTGGTTTCGGTATCCTTACAGTCTTCAAATCAATGTAAAACTTTCCATTTTTACCTTCAATCATCTCTGAGGAGATTTTGAGGCAACTCATAAACATCTGTTGAGCTGCTAATCTCTCTTCATCTGAATCGAAGTGGGACTCATCGAGCGTTAATAAAGCCGATAAATCTACATTCAGGATTGTTGATACATTGGACTCATCGAATGTATTTTCTTCAGTTGGTTTAGTATTTTGGTTGTTTTCTGACATAGTCGTTTTTTCTAATAAGAATGAACTGCATCTACTCGTTTGAGCACGCTGTATTTGGTGTGAAGCCATGGTTCCTGTAGGAGTCAGAGATTCATTGTGCTTTTTTTCATTCATGCAGACGGAACGTCGAATGAAAAAAACTCAATGAAGCTGAACTCTGGAAGGGTTCTGGATTTGCTCCAAATGCATGGTTAAGGGTACAGGGATCAGGAAAGACTATGGCAGGAGACAGCCAAAATACGGTCTTACAACTGAAGGCTGATGAGATGAGTCTTGGATCATCGATCAGGAATGTATGGTCGCTTATATCTTGATAAGGAATAATAATGCAAGTAGCATACGCCACCCCCCTATATAGATATTTTTTAACGAGCGAACTGTACATATAGGGGGCTGTAAGAAAAAATTTGACTTATTTTTGCCCGCTCATATTAGTAGCTATGGCAGACCTTAAAAAACAGGAATACTACAAAAACAACAAGAAGAAAAGACTAGAATACCAGCGTAAATACTACGAAATGAACAAAACTAGTATTGCTGAAAAACGAGAAAGAGAAAGGGCTGATGACCCTAAGTGGAGAGAAAAACAAAGGGCTTATAATCGAGCTTACTACTTACAGAACAAAGAGCGCATAATGGAGCAAAGAAAGCTCAAGAAACAGGGTACAGAAAACCGCTCACAAGAATAAGCGGGTATTTACCAAAAAAGCGGAAACAAAGAATTGACCATATAGGTTTTGAGCGTCTTTATTATTCCCCAAAACTTTTTCTAATAAATATGAAAATGTCTAATACAGTTTGTTCTATTGTACTTACAATGTAAATAGAACAAACTGTATTAGAAGAAAATAACATTATCTATATTAATATATGTAATATGTATTGATTCAATTTCTTTTCTGTGCTACTCCTTGTTTATGGAAAACCTATTAGAAAAAACTGAAAGAAGACCTATCCCCAAAACAAAATACGAAATAGACCAACATGGGTTTATTTACAGGAATGGTAAAAGACTACGTAACTATTATCAGAGCGGGCGGTGGTATGCCCGAATATATAAAAAATCAGGTCAGCGTCTAACTGTAGACACTGAAAGACTAGCCGAATTGATTTTCAGCGACGAGAAGCCTCCAGAATTGACGAGAGCCATGATTGAGGATCAGATGAAGGCCCGACAGGTTCCAGAGTATCCTCGATACTCTGTGACCGAGTATGGGGCTATCTACTGCATGGTCCCTCCCAAGAGGGGTCCAAACTCAGGGAAGATGTACCTTGTCAGAGAAAAAACAAATACAGCAGGTAAGCAATACGTAGCCCTGTACGACTACGAAGGCTGTCGTCGCTATGTACAAGTTCAACATATCGTGGACTCTGTATGGTGATCCCTGATTCATGATTCCTGATTCAAGGTACAGGGATCAGATTCACCCTTGTAGAAAGCTAAATTGGCCTTAAATTTATTGACTAATGTATAAAGATTCACATGCCATGCAGGAGCTTGATGGTTTAGCTGCTTTTGATGAAGACGGCAAGCCGATGGAAAGTCGTATAAAAGATGTCAAATGCGCCTTGAGAATATTTCAAGGTCTTCGCAAAGCTGATGAACAGTCCTCTATCAACAGGGCTAGGGTAGATGCGATGTTTGACGGGGCTAATCCTTACAATCAGTCTCAGTTAAATGCGAGTGGTCAGGGTCTTAAAACTAATTTGAATTTCGGAGAGGCTCAACGTCTTTTGGATATATCGCTATCTGCCTACGTAGACCTTTACTCTTCACTGGAAAAACTAGTGGAGGTAAAGGGTACGCAGGGAGAGCCTAGTGAGATTACTCAGCAGGAGGATATTGTTTCTGAGGAGATAACCCATTTGTTGCGTAGTTGGCCTGATTTCCATTCACACTACCTTCGTCTTTGTACGACGTTCATAAAACATGGTACAGGGATCACTTACTTTGACACGCCTGATGATTGGCAGTTTAGGGTAGGTAGTTTCGCAGACTTTTTGATACCGAGGCAAACACCTGCGTCTGAGTCGGCTATTGATGTAGCGATTGGGCGTAGGCAGTATCACATGCACGAGTTGTTCAACTTCATCAAAAACCCTAAAGCTGCTGAAAAAGTAGGTTGGAACGTAGATGAGGTAAAAAGAGTTTTGCTTAAAAACGTAACTACAAGGGGTCGTGATTCTGAAAGGACTTACTATTCTGATTGGGAGAGTTTGCAAGCTGAGATGAAGAACAACGATATTCATGAAGGTTACCAAAACCCTACGATATCGGTGTTACATTTTTGGGTACGTGAGATAGATGGATCTATTTCGCATTACATCAGTGCGGAGATGAACCCTAAAAAGTTTTTATACGAGAAGATTTCCCGCTACGAGAAGCCAGAACATGCGTATGTTATGTTTACGTATGGAGTTGGCTCGAATGGAACATATCATTCGGTGCGGGGGTTGGGGCATCGTATCTTTAACCACATTCAGACTAGCAACAGATTACGTTGTCAGATGATTGACGGTGCGATGTTAGGATCGGCAGTTATGATTCAACCCGAAAACCAGAGGGCGTTAGATGAATTAGGGTTTACGTATTATGGAGCATATGCCGTCCTATCCCCCAACGTCAATATCATTGAGAAGGCAGCACCTAACTTGAGTACTGGTGTACAACCAGCTCTAACAGATATCTCAAATCAGTTAGCGTTGAACACTGATACTATCAGTACATATGGGCCTAATCAGAGTTCACCTTACAAGAATCAGATGCAGGTTGTCGCTGACATGGATGTACAGACTAGATTGTCTGGTGCATCCTTAAACCTGTTCTATGCTTCATGGAACAGGCTTCTTAAAGAGATTGTTAGGAGGATAGTCAAAGGTAAGAAGAGAGATGCAGCTCTTTCAGAGTTTTACAATAGGTGTGCAGAGCGAGGGGTACAGGAATCATTTATCAAGACATTAGATTTGGCTAAAACAAAAGCCGTCCGATCTATTGGTAATGGCTCGTATGCCAATAGATTGGTTGCCCTTCGGGAGTTACAAGCTATATCAGGTTCGTTCGATGAGGTTGGTCGTAAGAACCTCACTCGTGATATAGTTTCTACTCGTGTTGGGCATGATTTAGCTGACAGGTATGCTCCTGTGTTAGAAGGTGCTCGTCCGACTGTTGATAGTAAGATAGCTTATCTTGAGAACCAACAGTTGTCAGGAGGTATTTCTGTTCCTGTGGTTTCGACTGAATTACACTCAGCTCATTTGGCAGAGCATATTCCAGCTTTGACAGGGTTAATTGAGCGTTTAAATGTGGGTCAGGCAGATCCGTTGCAGGTTTTACCTGCATTACAGGCATTTTATGAGCACATTGCAATGACTGCGGAGCAGTTAGCAGGTGATCCTATGCAAGAAGGTTTGGTTGGTCAGGCTAAACAAGCCCTTCAATTTGCAGAAGAGATGATAAATAACACCTCAAAACAAGTACAAAAGATGCAGCGTGAAGCTGCTAAAGCGGATCAGACTCCTGAAGAGGGTCAAGATCCTGCAATGACTGCTAAAATGCAAGAGCATCAGATGAAAATGCAGATGGCACAACAAAAAGCTGAACTTGACATGCAGTTAAAACAAGCCAAGTTTGAGCAAGAGCAAGCCTTGCGTGATGCAAAGACTGCAATGGACTTGCAAAAACAATAAATTTATAGATGCCGAAAAAAGTTGCCTTACCTATTCCAATAGATAGGTGGTTCAAAGATGTTAAACGAATTGAAGAATTACGAGCGGTCTTGGATTCTGAGGCTTTCCAAACGGCAGTCGCAATTCTCAAAGACACAGCAGGACCAACTTTCGGATCAGTTGCTGGGGACGAGAAGATTAACAGCAACCGTCACGCATGGTACGCAGGATATCGTGATGCTTTCAGTGATTTACATAAACTAACTAAAGTACAAGGGAATAAACAACCAAACGTAACACCTGAAGAATGGAATCACATACAGACACCGCAACAGTAGAAGCACCAGCAGAATCTGATAACCCTATTGATAGCTTACCTCAAGAGACTACCCAAGATTCTTTTCTTGATGCTTTAGATGCTGCTCTAGATAATATAAATAATCCTGAATTTGTAGAATCTGTTGATCAAGAAGCTCAAGAGGCAGTAGAAAAAGAAGAACAAAAAGCAGAAGAAGCCACTGAAGAATCTACTGAAGAAGCTGTTGAAGAAACTTCTGAAGAAAAAACAGAAGAGGATTCTGATAAAGAAGTAGAGGATAACAAAGAAAAAATAAATTCTGACGATCCGATAGAGGAGTTATCTGATGAAGTAGGGGATGAGTGGACTCCTAAAGCAGCTAATAGATTTAAACAATTAAAAGAAGAGTTACGCACCAATAAATCAGAGCTTGATACTTTACGCCAAACTGTAAAAGAACAAGAATCTAAAATGTCTGAGTTAACTGCTATTGCAGAGAACAAAGATGTCGAAGCTTTACAGGAACAGTTAAGACAGTACGAAATAGAAAAATCTTTTAGTGATTTAGAGAATACCTATCAGTATAAAGAAGTAGTAACTGAACCTTTAAATAGGTTGATGGATAGAGCAGAAGTCATAGCTGAAAAGTATGAAGTGGATTATGATGCTCTTGTAGATATTATATCTATGGATGATTCTACTAAACAGGATCAAGCATTGAGTGAACTTTTACCTGAAGCTTCTGGGAGAGATAAATCTACTATTTATAGAGTTATAGAAGACATTGATCCAATATTACAGAAAAGAAATGAACTCTTTGAAAATGCTGATGAGGCATTACAGGAAGCTCAATACATTCAAGAGCAAAAAGCCCAAATGGAGTTAGCAGAAAAAGCTGAAGTACGTAATGTAATCACAAAAAATGTAGTTCAAAGGGTTAGTGAAAAGCTACCTTTCCTTTCTGGAGTAGAGGGGTTAGACATGTCTGCTATAGAATCAAAAGCTTCAGATCTAGATCCCTCAGTGGTGCATCCTGTAGATTTTGCTTATAATTCAGTAGCTGCTCAACTTTTACCTACTATCGTTCGTGAATACTTATCTTCTCGTGCTGAAGCTGAAGTACTTATGAATAAGTTATCGGAGTACGAAGATGCCGAGCCTACTGTATCAGGAGCACCAAAATCTGATACCGCTTCAAAAAGACCTTCAGACTTATCCTTTGAAGAGGCAATTAGTGCAGCCTTGAGTGGTGAATAAAAGTAGTTTATACTAGCCTATGGCTAGGGCAAAATTCAAACGACTACCTTCAGGGCAAATCCTATGGAGAGGTGAGAAGTTTGCTGGATTTAATAAACCAAAGAAAGCTCCTGCGGGGAGTAAAAAGAAGTTTATTGTTCTTGGCAAACAGGGTGACAAGATTAAAAAAGTAGGTTTTGGTCATAGAGACTATCAAGATTTTAGGCAGCACAAAGACCCTAAGAGGCGTAAAAACTTTAGGGCTAGGCATAACTGCCAGACTGCGAAAGATAAAACAACCGCTCGCTATTGGGCCTGTAGAAAACTTTGGTAATGGCTAAGAAAAAATCAACAGTTAATAAAGCAGGTAATTATACAAAGCCTACGATGCGTAAAAGGCTTTTTAAACGCATACTTGCAGGTACTAAAGGAGGAAAAGCAGGTCAATGGTCTGCACGTAAAGCTCAGTTACTTGCTATGATGTACAAAAAAAGAGGTGGGGGTTACAAGTAATGGCTTTGAAAAAGTCACAGAAGTCCTTAAAAGATTGGACTAAACAAAAGTGGCGTACTAAATCTGGTAAGAAGTCTTCTGAAACAGGGGAGCGTTATTTACCTGAGAGAGCGATTAAGATGTTATCGTCTGCAAAATATGCAGCAGGTACACGTAGGAAAAGGAAAGCTACAGCGGAGGGAAAACAAAACGCTAAGTATACAGAAGCGGAGAGGAAAGCATTTATCAGAGCAACTGGTAGGAAATACAAACCAAAAAAGAAAAAGGGTAAAAAATGAAAAAGAAAGATTTCAAACCGCACATGATGTATGACCCTAAAACGGGTAAAGGTGTTAAAGCAGATACTTATGAGAAGCACTTAGCTTTGAAGAAGAAAGGATATGTACACAGTAAACCAAAAAATAAACGTAAATCTTTTTCAGAAGCTGTAGAATCTAGACTTAAAAAGAAAAGTGGATACTAAAACATTATTATCATTAGGAATAGGGCTTGTAGTACAGGCTGCTGGTATTGTTTGGTGGGCATCTAAATTACAATCAGATGTTCAACACAACGATTTTCAAATTCAAATGATCGCTAAAGATGTAAACGAGAACTCAGAGTTTGTTAAACTCTGGCCCGCAGGTAAGTGGGGTTCTGGGTCTTTACCATCAGACGTTAGACAAGATTTGAAGATAGGAATGTTAGAGATGGATATGGATAAAGTAATGTCAAAATTGTATAACGGAGTACCGAAGGAGCATTGATGTGAAGTGGCTGTTAACAGCCCTGCTATGCTGCCTCCCCACAGCAATCAAAGCGGATGATCATTGGGGAACTATACCACCAGTACCTAAAGTAACTATAGAACATGACATCTATAGTGGGTGGATAACTCTTGGTTGGGTATCAGATTCTACTTTTGACCGCCCTATTTGGTATATAGTAGAAGTAAAACAGGTAGACCAAGATGGGAGTACAGATCCAGAGTTTCTTTGGCACAGACCATTTGTACCCATACGTAGTAATTTCAACGAGTATATCTCGTTTAGATTACAATACAAAGATTCCAATGGTAATATCTACGATTGGATACGTTCAGAAATGTTTAGGGTCAGGGTAATGTGGGGAGCTTAGTCCTCAACAACATCAAGACCAACACAAATTTTAGGTGGTAGTGGTGTAACCTGTGTTTCAAGATTAACCCTTACTGCTGGGTTTGTGAATGGAATTGGTAACCCTACTTTAGCGTTTGTTGTATCACAAGCGACGTTGGCGAGTGCTACGAAAGCTATACCGAGTAGTACAATTATTTTCTTCATAGTGTAATCTAAGCATGGAGTCTAAAAATATCCACTGTAAAAATGTAAAATAAGATTTACATTACCTAATGAAACACGGAGGAAAATCAGATTCTAAGAATAAAGAAAAGAAAAGAATTCTTAATCCATATAAGAAGGCTTATAATCAAAAAAAGCAAAATCCTAAGAAGTGAGGTTAGTTTTGGCACTAGGGTAGTGCTATAAAATACCCTGTTGCATATATTAAAAATAAGATTATTTTATATATGTTAACAACTCATATGGTTGCTCTAGCCATAAATAGTTCTAGTGGGAAGTTATCAATGGGCTTAGATCCGTTCCATACTCAATCTACTTGGTTGCTCTAGCCATAAATAGTTCTAGTTCAGTAGATTCCAATAACTTTACTTAGATCGTCTCCAGAACGAAACAGGAGAGGTCTGCACTATTATAACTTAACATTTAGAAAACAAATAAAATGGCTGGTACATTTGAAAATGACAATACAGCGATTAACAAAATCTTAACTCAAGAAGCTAATCGTATTGGTGGTGATATCCACAAATCCACAATGCACACATCACCGTGGATTGACCTTATTAAACAAACCACATTCCCTGAAGGAATGGGTTATCAACTTAACACTCTTATCTACGACAGAGCACTTCCTTTGAAAAGCGGTACTCTTGGTAGCTCTCCTGTATTGGGAGTTAACTGGAATGATCTCCGTCACTCTGCCGTAGCTTCTGGAGTAACTGGATTTACAGATGGTCAGTCTGTAGATACTAAAAATAGAAACGAAGAAGAAACTGCTAAAATAGACTTCACAAGAAAACTCAAGCCATACAGTTTAAAGAGAGCTGTTGTTGAGTCTCCAAAAGTCAATGTAGAAGACCTTCGTTATGCTGCTCATCGTACTGAGCAACTCCGTGCTGTAATGGACTTACTTTCAGAGTCTGTCCGTCATAGTTGGGAGAATCGTTACCGTGATGAGTATGACCGTATAGCAGACAACTGTGTTCTTGCTAAGACTGCAAGTTCAACATTTATCAGTGGCGGTGAGACTAAACAGTCTTTCGTAACAGATGATGCTACTGGTTTGGCTCAAGCAGGTACTACTGTAAAAACAGGTGATCTTGACGCTAACAACGATGGTACTGGAGAATTAGAGCCGAGTGCTAATATCTCTAATGCTCTTATGGACAAAATTTACTTCCAGCTTGTTAGAGCAGGGGCAGGTCCAAAAGCATACGGTCGTGAGAATGGTCGTCCAATTTTCTCAGTTGTTCTTTCTTCTGAGGCTTCTTACAAGCTCCAGACAGAGTCTGATAAGATTCGTGATGACATCCGTTACAACAGCGCAAAGGTTGGTGAACTTATTGCACCACTTGGTGTTGAGAAGTCCTTCCGTGGTTTCTATCATTTAGTAGATGACCTTACTACTCGTTATAAGAGTCGTGGAGGAGAAGCTAACACTCTTGTTAAGGTTGAGCCTTACACTGTGTCTGGTGGAGTAGTTGTACCTAACTCAGATTATGAGTCTGCTGAATTTGAGGCAGCTTATGTTCTTGTAGACGATGTTATGGAGTCTTTGATTCCAGCACCTATCAGTGGAGCTAACGGACTTACATTTGATCCAGTTAACTACAAAGGTGACTTCAGATGGACAAACATCCCAGATGCAGACATTAACCCAGATGGAACCATTGGTTTCTTCCGTGGTATCATGGCTAGTGCTTCTAAGCCGATTAAGACTAACTTCGGATACGTAGTTATCTTTAAGCGTGACAGCTCAGATTCTGCTGTAGTTTAGTAATAACTAGATAATTCACAATAATCCCCGATCCTCTTGCAAAAGTAGGGGATCGGGGTTATTTTTTTAATAATTATGGCTAATCAAGAAACACCAACCGAGATGGAAGAAGGTAACGCTGAAGATATGTTAGAAGAGATTGTAGGTGGTATACCTCAAGAGGGAGATGATTTTTCTGTTGAAGAAGAACCTGAAATGGAAGAAGAATCAATGGAAGAAGCTCAGATACCTGATGAAGAAGTTATGATGGATCTTTATTCTTCTGTTTATGGAGAATCAATGGATGATTCTGATATAGCACAAGAGCAGCTTCAAGAATTACAACTTTTATTGCAAGCTATGCCTGAACTATCAACGGCTTTAGCCACTAATGAAATTAGTCCTTCTGAAGCAGCTATAATGATATTTAGAGAAGCTGCTGAAGTAGGCTAGGTATATGGCACAAACCTTAACAAATTTAAGTTTAGCACAAACTATATCAGCTACTGTTGATACAGGTGTTGATACTGGTTTAACTACTACACTTAATGTAGGTGGTACTAACACTATACCAATAACTACAACTGACGTAGATATTATATATAGTTTTAAAATAACTTTTGGGAGTAGCGATGACCAAGTTACTTGGGCTTTAAATACGGGGGCTGTTACTCAAACTTCAGGTGGTAGTGACGCTGTAATAAAAGGAGCAGGAAGTACAACTTATGATGTAGCGGGTAATGCCCTACCCTCTTTATCAAAGACAGTTGCTATATACTACGAAGTACCTGCAAGTAACTCTCAATGGATACGTGCTAATGGCTCTGATGATGACACAGGTGATATAAAATTTTTAAATGGGGCTGCTAGGTCGGCTTTATTGGTTCCTCATTATACTACTTCAGGTAGTGAAACTGTAGTATTTACTTGTGGTGGAGCAGCTACTATCACCGTTGTTTGTTTAGCAAAAGATTAATATGGCTACATCTTCTAACAGAAGACAACGGGCGATTCAGTTCACGACCCCGAAAGTTTCTGATTTAGTTATTGTCGAAACAGTTGACTCTAGTAAACATGTTAGTTCTGCTGCTGTTGCTGATGATACAACTTATGGAACTGCTCATCCTGATAAAAACAAGTTTCCTGATTTCAAACTCGCTTTAATACGGAATGCAGATAGCGACCAAGGGCAATTTCAATTTTGGTATTACGTAAAAGACAGGGAAAACCAAGATGACTATAATTGGGAGTTCCAAGCTGCTGGTGGTTCAAGTCCTTTATATGATACAGTTGTTAGGACATATGTATTACTGAGAAGTACATATGAAGAGTCTACTCCATCTTTAAATTCTTATTTACCTACAGTGGATTCTGATCCATTCACTGATGCAGGTGCTCCTAACGCTGGTTTTGATACCGCATATAGGTTATTTGATAAACGGCAAGTTAGGTCAGGAGATCAATCATTAGACTCCTTGTATGTAGTTGAACAAAGAGTTTATGTTAAAAAAGTACCTATTCGACGCATACAAATAGATAAGCAGTTCGATAACCCACTTAGGTTAAAGGAGACTATTTTTTATAAGGATGAGATACCTTCAAAGACTGTTCTATTTGGTACTACAGATACTACTGTAGCTGAAAGTAATAGCCTTAATACGGCTAATACCTTTAAAGCAGGTGAAACTGCTGTTGTAACTAACACTGTACCAAATCCAGATACAACTAACATACCTTTTTGGGGTACTGGTTCCTTTCCTGTTTCGGCTAGTAACACTGCTGATGAATTTGGTCTTTTATGTACAGGGAGGCAACTCACTGATAATTTTTATGCTATAAGAGAGGAAGAGGTTGTAAAAACAAATTCAGATAAATTAATTAAAAGTTACTTCACTTATCAGAATTATTACTTCCCTCCTGTTTTAGATTTTATGAAGACAGAGAATTGGAAGTTAAAAGATGGAGGTCAAGACCCTATCATTTATCCAGTTTACAAACGAAGTGGTTATAGGGGACCAACTAAAGTTAAAGTTGAATTATATTGGAAGCCTGAACCTTGGACTGATGGTGAATTGACTACCATAGTACCTATGTTCCCTGAACCCTTAGTCTTTAGAACTCCTATAGGAAACGTGACTGTTCCTGAATGTTTACATAAGAGGATCATAGTAAAAGCAACTACAGGTACTAACCATAATAAATATTCCTATATAGGAACAACATGGGATTTTTTAGCAACTAATTATACAGATTGGCCTGATTCAAATGGGATTGTGGCTCAAGATTCTCAAAGACCTTTTAGGGGTGGTTATTTAAGAGAAAAGATAACTGCTTACACACCATCAAGTGGTTAAATGGAAGACCCAGAACCAGTATCTAACGAAGCAATAAAAGATTCCGCACAATCGACTGCTGGGTTTCCTAGGAGTAAAGAAGGGCATTTACCTGAGACTATAGGAGATGCACCAAAAACAACTACTGTAGGATCTCTAATAAGTGTAGAGCATGGGCCACCTCCTATAGTTACAACTACACCTGATTTTGCTGAGTCTACCAGTTCTAATATACATCCATTTAAGTTAGAAAGGTTTACAGATAGTAAAGGTAATACTAGAACTCGTGTATATGTAGGTAAGCTTAGATACTGTATAAATACATTTGATATAGAAATCAAAAATGACAAAAAAGGAACTACTACTTATGGTTCATTAGGTTCAACTAATACTGGGTCTGAATCTTCACATACTCATTCAGGAACCTCTAGTGTACCACTACCTGCACATACACATACTCAAGATGGAACCGCAGTAGCTAAAACAGGTAATGATATAACTACAGGAAATACAGAGAATGAATCAAGCCACACACACTCTGTTGCGGGTATAGAGATACCAGAGCATAAGCATGTAGCTAGAGATTCTACTGAAGATGGATTGCTTATGCCCAATCATGAGCATGATGCAGGAACCTCGGCAGATAATTTAAAGATACCTCAACATCAACATGAGATAGGAATAAGCGGGGACACAGAGTCTGCAAGTGCTGGAGGATATAATCACTACCACCAAATATATATTAATCAGCAAACTAATAATATTGTTTCAAGTAATAATCTTTCGGTAACAGGTAAAACAGATGAAGTTACAGACTATGATAGCTCTTCTAGTAATGTAGTTAAGAAAGTAACAGGGAAGACAGGGGGTATTTTCGAGAAAAACAACAATGATAATTTATCAGGGGCTACTGCTGCGGGTACAGCTCATTCCCATCAATATAACAAAGATGATCACTCACACACCTTAACAGGACAAACAGGAGGTATCTATGGGTCTGCACCTACTATTGACGTAACCACAGGGGCAGGTTCTGCTCATAACCATCCGTTACCTGATTTATCTACAGCTACATCAGAAGCAGATAGATTTGTTTGTATAAAAACCCAAGGTCAAGGGGCGGGAATTATAAAAGAAGTAGAGCCTACAGGCTTTACAGCTTTGAAAGATAGTGACGATAAAGACACGGTGGTTAAAACTAAAACCTTACCTATAGGTGATACATATGGGTCTATATTTTTACGTTGGAAACTTGTTTTAGTGGAAAATAACAGTCTAGATCTTCAAACTATTAACCAAGCAGATGTTACTATTTACAGACATTCGGACCCCACTAAGACCGCAGAGCAGTTAATTACTGATAATGCTGAGAAACTTACTACTTTACGTGGGGTTGATTTGCCCGATAATAACCCTGCTAGTGGTACTGATATGGACGCTTTTAAAAGGGGTTCTGAAACAGAAGGGGACCGAACTGCTTATTATTATGTAAAAATAGGGAATTCTTATGACCCTAATGCAGCAGGTACTAACTCAAAGACCATAGAACAAATAACTTACGAAAACGTATATTGGAGTCCTTTCCTTTTACCAAGGTATATAGGGTCTATCAGTTAGTCTAGCTAGTTGAATTACAGGCATATTCCTTTATATTTAAGGATCGTGCCAGCTTTAACTACAATTCAATTATTTGACACTCACGCTCAATATTTAGATGCTGATTCTTTATCTACTAACAAAGAAGTAGCTTTTCGACATGCTTTAAACGAAGTCATGCCTCGTATATACAAAATGGGGTATTGGAGGGAAATGCTTATGGAGCATTCTCAAGACGCTTCTGCGGGTCATATATCTTTACCACAAGAAACAGACTCTATTGTTGCAGCTTTAATAGACAAAAGTCCAGTGCCTACACGGTCTTTGTGGCATGATTATAAAATGTTTGGTACAAATGATGATGATAAAACTCAAATAAATGCATTTGTAGACGACGGCTATGCTCCTACCTACAGAGATCTTGTAGCTGACAGTAAATATAAAATTCAGTTTCATACATTAAAAGGATTGAATTTTGATACGGCCCCCTCTAAAGGGACTATAACTATAAAATATAGGAAACATTCCGATGCTACTTCTGGGGACAGTGCTTTGATAGCTGGTCAAACAAAATTAGGAGGGCAGTCTTTCAATGAAGCCTCTAAAACATTTTCAGGGGAATCCCAAACAGACGCTATAGATTTAATAATACATCAAGATGTTACAGAAATTTTGTCTATTTCTTGGTCAAATATGGAACAAGATCATCCTTTACAAATAACAGCTAAGTATAATGGAGTTGCGGGAGGTTCTACTTCTTCAGACTCAACTAAAGATTTACTTTTAGCTGAGATAAATACACAGAATGGGGTATCTCGATATAGAAGATTTAGAGTTGGTAATGTCGATAGTGATTCGGTAGCCCACATGTTACTTAAAAGAAGATGGGTGGACTGTGACAGTAATTCTGACTTAGTGCATATACCATCTAACTCTATCCTAAAACATGCGTTGTTAGGTAAGTTAGCAGAGGATAATGCTGACTTGCAAAGAGCACAGTATCATTGGGGTACTGTTAACCAACTTTTAGAAGCAGACACGGATTCTTATAGAGGTGCTGCTAAACCAACATTACATATTGCACCTAATGGAGTTGGTGGCGGTATGACAGGAATGTATTAATTATGGCTAATATAGAACTAAAGAGAGGGCAAAAAGCCCAAGTAGATATTACATTTAAAGAATCTGGTCAGAGTAATGCCAAAGATTTTTCATCAGGTCATTCAGCTACATTAGCTATCCGAAAAAAATCTTCGAGTGGTTCTGTTGAGGGAGACGAAGTAGATTTTTTAAGTTCTGCTGGTAGTGGTGCTGGAGCCAACAGGATTACATTTACATATAATTCTGCTGGGCCTAACATTCAGTTAAAGTGGTCAACGGCTCAAGCTAATGCTTTACCTAACGAAACACTTACAATATTTGGAGATTTAAAAATAAAACAATCAAGTGACAGCGAAATAGTACATTCGTTCAGACTTACTTTTGATGTAATACCAGAGATTATCTAATGGCAAATGACACAGCTACTGTTACACAGACAGTCAATACAGTCACTGTCGATCCACCTTCCCAAAGTTCTTTAACAGTAACATCAACTTCGGGAGGTGCATTAACACTTTCTGAGAGTACAGCTAGTTTAACGGCTGTTACTGTATCTCCTTTATCAGCGAGCTTAACGATTGAAAGTAAGTTCGCTCCTAAAGAGAGTCCTAATTTTACAGGGATACCGACAGCACCGACAGCTTCTGCGGGAACTAATACGACTCAGATAGCGACTACTGCGTTTGTTAATAGTGCAATTACGTTAGAGAATACTCTAGCTGAGATGGATGATGTTACCTTAACATCTCTGGGAGATAATGAGATTTTACAGTACGATACCTCCTCCTCTAAATGGTTAAACCAAACTCTGACTGAAGCGGGTATTGCTTCGACATCATCTTTATCTGCACACACTAGCTCAACAAACAATCCACACAGTGTAACATCTACACAAGTAGGATTAGGAAATGTTACTAATGAGTCTAAAGATACAATGTTTTCGAGTCCTACATTTACAGGGACTCCGCTTGCGCCTACTGCATCAGCAGCAACTAACAGTACACAGATAGCAACAACTGCTTATGTTACTACTGCGGTTAGTAACCTAATAGACTCAGCTCCCGCTGCACTTGATACGCTGAATGAGTTAGCAGCAGCTTTGAATGACGATGCTTCGTTCTCGACAACAGTAACTAACTCGATTGCGACTAAGCTTCCTTTAGCGGGTGGCACGATGACTGGTAACATTGTGATGGCAGGTAGTCAGACTGTCGATGGTCGTGATCTTTCTGTTGATGGAGCAAAGCTAGATGGTATAGAAGCTTCAGCTACAGCAGATCAAACTGCTGCGGAAATTAGAACATTAGTAGAGTCTGCTTCTGACTCAAACGTATTTACAGATGCTGATCATAGTAAGTTGAATGCTATAGAAGCTTCAGCTACAGCAGATCAAACTGCATCTGAGATTAGAACATTAGTAGAGTCTGCTTCTGACTCGAACGTATTTACTGATGCTGATCATAGTAAGTTGAATGCTATAGAAGCTTCAGCTACAGCAGATCAAACTGCGTCTGAGATCCTTACACTAATCAAGACCGTTGATGGAGCGAGTTCTGGGTTAGATGCAGATTTACTTGATGGCAGTCATGCTTCAACATTTGCACCTTTAGCAAGCCCTGTCCTTACAGGCATACCGACAGCACCTACAGCTAACGCAGGTACTAATACCACTCAGGTAGCAACGACAGCTTTTGTAAATGCTGCGGTAGCGTTAGAGAACACTTTAGCTGAGATGGATGATGTTAATCTTACATCTCTAGCAGATAATGAAATTTTACAGTATGATAGTTCTTCTTCTAAGTGGTTAAACCAAACCCTAACCGAAGCAGGAATCCTTCCCCTCGCAGGAGGGACGATGACTGGTGCTTTAACAGTCGGGGTAGACGATACAGGCCACGATGTTAAATTTTTCGGAGCTACTAGTGGTAAGTATATGCTTTGGGATGAAAGTGATGACATTCTAAAATTTCCTGATAGCACAGAAATTAATTTAGGTACAGGAGGAGACTTACGAATATATCATGATGGTACTAACAATTACATTAAGTCACAAAACTCAGCCGACCTATATATTCATCAGGGAGCTAACGACAAAGATATAATTTTTGAGTGCGATGACGGAAGCGGTGGCGTAGAAACCTACTTTTATTTGGATGGTTCAGCCTCTTCAGGAAATCCAAAAACTAAATTTCCTGACAATAGTCGGTTGGGTTTTGGTGCTGATGCTGATTTATATCTTTATCATGATGGTAGTCATTCATACATGATTAACGATGTCGGTCATTTATATATTAGAAACCAAACTGATGATAACGACATTATCTTCCAATGCGATGACGGCAGTGGAGGTACAGAAACCTATTTCCGTTTAGATGGCTCTTTTTCTGGAGGTGACCCATATACAGTATTCCCAGACAATTCAAATTTAGTTTTAGGTACAGGAGGTGATTTACATTTTAATCACGACGGCACTAATTCTTCTATAAAAAATCATACAGGTGATCTTGTTATAGAACAAAATGCTGACGACAAAGATATTATATTTAAGGGCGACAATGGCAGTGGAGGCACAGAAACCTATTTCCGTTTAGATGGTTCTGCTTCAAGTGGTAACCCTATTACAAATTTCCCAGATAATTCTTTTTTATCTTTTGGTTCAAGTCATGATTTTAGTATTTACCATGATTCGACTAATACATACATCGCTAATTCAACTAACGATTTATATATTCAAAATAATGCTGACAATGCGGATATTATATTTAGGAGTGATGATGGCTCTGGTGGAGTAGCTACTTATTTCTATTTAGATGGTGGTTCTGGATATACAAAGTTTTCAGAGGATATAAAATTACTTGATTCTGTCAACTTACGACTAGGAGTTGGTAACGATTTGTATTTATATCACGATGGGAGTAACTCACATATAAAAAGTACAACTAGTGATTTATATATACAAAACGATGCAGACGACAAAGATATAATCTTCCAATGTGATGATGGTTCAGGTTCGATGGAAACCTATTTTTATTTAGATGGTTCCCTAAATTCTGGTAATTATCCAATAACAGTTTTCCCAGATGATTCTTCTTTATGTTTTGGCGACGGCAGAGATTTAGTTATAGCTCATAATGGAACTGATACCAATATTAATAATTATGTTGGGCATCTTAATATTATTAATAGAGCCGACGATAAAGACATTGTTTTTTATTCCGATGATGGCTCTGGTGGTGTTGCAGCTTACATTGAAATAGACGGTGCAGGATCTCAAACAATTTTTTCTAAAGCAGCACGTTTTAA